GCGGTGTAGAGCGGCTCGATGATGTAGCCACTGTCGCGTTTGCAAGAGATGTAATAGCCGTCTTCTGAAATAGACCACGGCTTGCTCGTCGTCTCTCGGAATCTCCACGCCACCGGCTCCTGCACCGGCTCATCCTGCTGCGCTAGGGTGGCGCAATCAATGGTTTGCAGCAGGGCCGTTCGGTACTGACCAAGCGTCTGGCACGAACAGGCCAATGCGTCGTCGCGGATGAGTGCGCGGAGGGCAAACAACGCCTCCAGCGCCTGCTGGGCGGCGCTGCGGTCGATCGTGATCTTGGTCATTTCGTTTCCTCCACCGCAGCGATGGCGGCGCGGGCTGTCTGCCCCAAGTAAGCCACGATGTCCTGCCACGGAAAGTTTGTCGGGCCTTCGCCGGTGTACCTGCCGATCTTCCGCAACGCCTCCAACAGCGCATCGCGCTGGGCGTGCAACCGGCGCAGTTCGGCGGCGGCTTCATGTAGCACCTCTATGGGACAGTATTTGTGATTGAGTTCTACATCATCAGCCAGCCGCAGTGCGTTAGTTTTTTCCATCTTACTCCTTAACCACGTCAATATCTCTTCATCACTGCACAGCAAATTGCCATATTGTCTTTCCAGCTCCAGACAATCGCTGCACAGCACCATATGTCGCACACACTTATTGCCTTCTCTGTCAAAGCCTGCAACAGCAGCGTTGTGTCCAGCACTTTGATGACCACAACTCAGCACAGCATCATTGATAGTCATTGACAGCACTCCCTGCAATTCGAGCCATGTCGTTGATGGTGCTGAGCAGATAGCGCTCACAGGCAGTGACAGGGGTGATGATGAGACCGTCTGCCATAGCACACAGTCTCATCAATGTATGCTTCAGTTCTTCATTGTCTCTGTTGAGGCTGGCAACGGCGTCCTGCATCACGGAGAGGATGTCTTTGTGCTTTTCAATGTCAATGAGAGTCGTCATTGCATTCCTCCTCTTCACACCACCATATCAAACAATTGTTGATTGACACGAACATGTTCTTGGATGCTGGCAATGGGTCGCGCCTTGCGCTCCCCTTGGCTGCGGTCGGTGATGCTACGCACCATGACGTTGCCACGGACAATATTTTCTTGAATTCGGTTCAACACCGTCCAGGCGTCGAAGGCGTCATCCTCACGACGTTGGCATGACATGGCATCACGGACGGTGGACAAGGTGGCGTAGGTGCCCTTCGGTGTGTCATCAGGAACATAGACACCCTCGATGTAATCCCAACGCAACTGAACAGCCTTCGTTGCCAACTCCTTTGCTTCATCGTAGTCCATGCGCCGCTGACGCAACGCGGCAATAGTGTCCATCATCTTGGGCAGCGAAGTGATGATGCCCTGCAACATTTCTTCAAAGCCTGCCATTGCTCGATGAGTGTGACGCACATTGGCTTTGAAGCCTTCGCCTGCAATGATGCCATTCGAGCAGATGAAGCGATAGGCACCAGCGAACAGCTTAACACCAGAGGTTCCGTCGTGGCTATTGTAGGCAATGATCTCACTTCGCAGGTCTTCGCCCTGCTCAGCGTTGCCCTTCGCAAACGCCAGCATATGCGCTGCATGGCGCTGCTCGCCCTTGCGGGCTCGCTTCTGCGCTGCTTGAACAGGGAAGTATCCGTAGTCGGCTAGCACCGGCAGCAGGTCCGATGTGTTGAGGGAATGATAGCGGCTGGTGAGTCTCTCCGACTTGTCTTCAGCGAACACCGACGGAGCACGCTGCATGATGTCTTCAGCGGACATGATGCCATTGTCGGCACGGCGGGAGAAGATGAGGTTTTGCTTCACGATGACAGACCCTTATAGAAAACGCGAACATTGTCGCAGGTGGAGAAGACAGACACGATGCCGGGATGAGACAACATCCCATTGCCGTTGAGATAGGCCATCATTGCATCAGGATCAGAAAACATCTGTTCCCATCGATGACCATTGTTGAAGATCCAGACAAGACGATGCATAGCGTTATATCCAGTTGAAGACAATAGCTAGTGTGACTACACCAGCGGCGAGGAGGATGAGGATATCGTCGAGGCGCATTGACAGGGCTCCTTCATTGTAAACAGAGGTTCTCTTCTGGAAACACTGAGGTAGAACAGTGTCATCCGACGCTGTGGACGACAACAGCGAAGGTCAACAGACCGACACCGACACCCACTATTGTCGGCACCACAACATCGCTCCAGAAGATGCGGGTGTTTTTGGTGGCGTAGACGCTGCCACCAATGCCGCCACAGGACCAAAAGATCATGGCACCATTGCGTTTGCATTTCATTGTCGTTCATCCTTGGTTTGTTGCGACGAAGTTATTAGAACATCACTTCAGAGGGCTGGATAGTTGATTGTTGCTATCGAGCCCAGGATTGTCATTGGGGAATGCTATTGCCCTTCGTCAGCATCCTCAGTCTATCCCTACAGGCATCAATCTCTGCCCACAATTTCTGAGCATAAGGATGTTCATAGGGATACTGTCCAATCTTCAGCGTATGGTGACAATCTGCAATGGCACCATGCAGCATGGGGATGGTGTAACGTGACGCCTTCAATTTTAGGTATTCTCTGTCAATCATTTTTAGCACTCCATTACATGGTGACGATGGCCGTCAGTGTAGACCCTTGCCAATATGTCTGGACTAGGGAGAAACCCGTAGCAGCGACATAGGCGGTGAGGGATGCAGTGGCATCATCTGTACCATGCTCGATGGTGTCGATGGTGTCGCCGTCAGACTCGATTAGGATGCTGAGATATTGCATGGCGGTTTCAACCCTTAGCGTACATACGCATGAACCGATAGTATTCCATCGGCGCTTTACTGTTGATAGCATTGTTGCGCCAAGCAACAACAACAGTGCCCGACTTCTTCACGCCGAAGAATCTGCCCCTATTGTCTTTGTCACCAGCATATACCCATTGGCCGGGTTGAGCATGAAACAACAATTCCGTGGGCACTTGCCAGATGTCGAAGGAAGGAAGGTAGCGCATGGTGTTTCCTTTGTTGACGTTATCAGACATCATACCTATGCTGCACGATGACAATTGCTTTATTGTCATGCAAAGGGTCCAGCAACACCCTGCAATGATGGCAATAGTATGATCCGGCACCATTGCCATTAGCATAGAATTTGATCATTGCGTCATTGAAGACACTATCATAATCCACTGCGTCTTCATTGGAAGAAACTTGATAATAGGTGTCATTACCATCAACACCTAATTCGATGTTGCCAATTTTGATGTATTTCATCATGATGATTTCCTTTCGGTGACGTTGACAGAATTTATTCTAATGATCCAGCAGGGCTAGGTCATTAGGACAAACCCTGATGGGTTTGAGTGATGGGGTTATTTGACAAACCCTGCGGCTTTCATCGCAAGTGTCCAATACTTTTTATTATGTGCGGCATTGTCCCTATCATAGTGCAAAGAATATTCTGTCATTGATCCATCAATGTAGCTTGACGTGCTAAACGTTAACCATTCATTGACACTGCCACTAGCAGGATAGCAGGATGCTTCAGAATAGGATTTCATGAGATTCACAAGTTCCGTGAACGTTAGTATATCCTTGATGACATCCTCATCGATTGGACTATCGTCAACATATTCGTCATCCTCGGGGATGTTATATGTTGCTTCGATGGTGACGATCTTGATCATGATAGGTTCCTTTACCGTTGACGTTGACAGAATTTATTCTAATGATCCAGCATAGGCTAGGTCATTAGGACAAACCCTGATGGGTTTGGATGGTTTCCTTGTCAATGCATGGCAATGATGATAGGCAAACCCTTCAGGGATGGCATACCGCAAGCATGTCCTTTGCCGGTGCATGATCCACACTTACCCGGGCAAGTAAACGCCTTGATCTTGAACGTCTCACGCAGGGCACGATTGACCGATGGGGTTCCATGATCCTTGGAATTGATCTTGCGCCCAATCGACACTGCAATGAATTCACCGCGAGTAATGGGCAAAGCCTTTACACGATTGACAGTAGCATCGTTGGAATTGTGTCCACCGCTGATGTTCAGTTGATAATTAGTTGGCCATGCACCAGCATAGGCAAGGATGGCATCGAAGCTTTTGGAATATCCGTAAGCGCGGATTGTCGGGTTTTGATTTAACAATTTGAACCAATATTCGACATCCGATGTCGAAGCAAAATCCCCATCGACATATAGGCGCATGTCGAACCCATCGGGCATGGTGGAAACGATGCTAGACAATGCATTAGTGATCGCGTCTCGATTGAACCGCATCAATATGGTGTTTTGACATTGACGCATGAATGCCGCAGGGTATCGCCATGCACGAAACGAGTAGCAGAATTTGAGGCACTCTCCGGCACCGGGACATGTGACACCGGGCAGAACAGAAAAGGAAATAAACGGAAGCTTCGAATTGCCAATTGTGAATACAGAATATTGTGGAATGCCGGTGTTCAAAACCGCACGAAGCTTATCGAAGTTTTGCTTCCACCCGATGGATTGGAAAGCTTCATCGCTGCAAAGCGAATCGAATGCATCGATGATATTGTTGATGGAACCGCTCGCGACAGTGTCAGCGAATGCGCGCAGTTTCGATGTTTTCAGCATGGTAGCTCCAAGGGTTGGTGGGTTGACAAGGGCTTATGATAGGGCACCGATGCTAGTCGATGCCATAGGGATAAACCCTAATCAGTATCCAATCACTTTGATACCGAATTTGTCATTCAGTGTCTTGACGCAGTCAAGAGCGGAGTCACGCCACAGCATATATGCATCCATATCCAAAGTTTCGTTTTTCTTAAACGCTTTCCGCATCATGCTTTCGCTGACAAAAATGGCGTTATAAAGGGAAGCGATCTCAGTAGTGTTGCGCTTTGTGAGTGTCTTCATGGTGTTTTCCTTTCGGGGTGGGTTGACGGGATTCATTCTAAGGGGCAGAGCAACATCTGCCCTATAGGATAAACCCTTAGATGCCTTTACTATTTGCGACGATAAACCTACGGGCATGATCGGATATACCGACGAGTCTTGCCGGTACGCCACACACTGTCTTTTCCTCATATACGAGGGGGAACATCTCTATCAAGCGGTCTACATACTTGAAATCCTTCCACAAGACAATGCATGATCCACTATTAAGGATAGTGCTGATGATTTCAATTTCAGATTTTGTCATTTTGTTTCCTTTCGGGGCCGGGTTGACGGCGTGTCGTTGTTGCGATGGAGTTATTTAAACACAGCTAATAAACCCGAGTAAAACATAGGGTCTTCCTGGCCTGCGTGCGTGCGTAGGCGTGCGCGTGTAGGCGCGGGCGCATACGTTGACGTAATGACGGCGCATAAGCAAAGCCTGTGCCAGCTCCGTTAGGGTTTACCCTCGAAAACGCGCAGGAGCGCATAAGTATTTTTTTGAAGGGGTGACATAGGGCAAGGGGTGAAAACGCCTTGTAGGCGGTTCTGACGCGTTTTAGCGGCATCGGGTTTACCCTGATGAATTGATGTTGCAGCGCAGCATGGCATGGATGTTGCTTGCTCGTCGAAGCCTCGCGTGCGCGTGTATGCGCGTGCATGGCGCATGACGTATGACGTAGATGCGAACGTATTCGCATTAGGCTGTGACATACCCTATGGGTATCACTTGCGTGGTATCGATGGATGGTGCAGGCTGTGTAGATGAGAATGATTCTCATTTGGGATGGTGAAGGTCGATGTCATACACAGCCCCAAAGGTATGATGATTGGCCCCAAAACCCAAATGAGAATCATTCTCATCTGTGGCGATTTTGCGAGAATGAGTGCTCTTAAGCAGGATCACTCTAAGTTGTTGATTTCATTAGACTTTGCAGGCTCTGGCGACAGGCTCCACCGATGACAGACCTTTGTCGACAGCAGCATCGAGCGACGGCGCTGGCGCAGGCAGGGGTGGGCCTGGGCCACTGGGGGTGGTAGCGTTATTTGTATACACCTCCCTACACAGATCTGGAAAAATGCTTTCCTTACTTATTCCTTACACCGCTGATGTAACAAAATCAACAACTTAGCCACACCGTCTACACAGCCTCTCACACCAACACCACCTAAGTTATTGATTTTATTGACAACAACAACACCACCACCGCCTGTTTTGTCTACAATGAGCAACAATGTTTACAATGAGAAACACAAAGCCGTTGATGTTTGTCTTCACAGACAACAAAGGAGCGACAGCATTAGCGACAACACCTTCACCAAAGCCTCTAACAGCTCCTACAGCGCCATCAAAGCACACCGCCTATACCACCCTACGCTGCCTGCAACAAAACGCCGTAGAAGCTGTTCTAGAGCCTTTTAGAGCTATGCGGCCTTTTCTGTTAGAAACAGCAACACAGCCAACAAAATAATCAGCACAGGGTGTTGACAAACAAGCGTAGATGTGTATAACAGCGTCCAATGTCCTTCCACACCAGCGAAGGATGTGTTACATTAGAGTCTGCTTCATGGACGTCTACGCCTGGGTGAAGCAGTGATGAAGATGCCTACCAGGGGTGAGCAACAAAGGCATCAACGTGGGGCGAAGGTCTAGAGCGTGTTGTGGGTGGCTGCGATGAGCCATGATAGTCTGGACTAAAAACATCGATGGCTGTTTTGATAGAAACAGCAGAGCTAGTCTTAGCTTATGTTTCACTAATGAAACAAGCTGAGTAGGCGAAGCTATTACATCAGAGTTTTGATAGTGTTATTGAAATAGTCAGTGTTATATTAAACTTTACCAATAGCATCAAAACAGCCATTATATAGTAAGACCAAATTATAATAGTGCTAATAGCAAGTCCATCCTTGCTGATGTTGCTAACAGGTTCTAATAGAATAACAATGAATGCTAATTAATATTCATTGTTACCTCTGATAAGCTCTAATAAAATTCTAATAAACAACATCAGTGCTAATTAGAGTTCTAATAAACAACAATGTTGTTCTATTAATGTTTCATCAAAGCTCTAATGGAACTCTAATAGAACAACAATGAATGCTAATAAGCACTAACAGAGTTATATCAACTACATCACCAGAGACTTCGTCTCAGCTATGTAGTCTGATATAGAATCTAAGCACGGTAGTGATATCAATTGGTGTTGACAGGGCGGGCGTCAGCCCGACCTACACAGGTCTATATAGTAAACAACATTAGCCGTCAGGCTTTGTTGCCCCAAAGAAAGCCTATGTTTCAAACAAGACAACAACTAGGAAGCAAGATATACGCAACACCACATAGCGTTTATGGTGAGGCAATGAAGGAAGTGTTTCTTAAGCAGGAGAAGTGTTCTTCTGTTGGGTTTCATTCTGATGTTTATTATGTAAGAGCCGCAATGGAAAAGAAGAGTGGTTTGTTGTTTCCTTTGTTTCTTGTTGAAAAAGTAATGAAGCAAGAAGGATGGAAGGAGTAACAATGCCGTATAGCAAGATGGTTAATGGTGTTTCTGTAAGAGATTATCAAAAACAGCAGAAATACGACGGCAAGCCTTCCGTCATTGCCGACAGAGCCCAGCGCAATGCTGCCAGGGCTAAGCTGAAGAAGGAAGGCGTTGATGTCAGAGGCAAAGACGTTGCTCATAAGAAGCCCATTAGCAAAGGCGGCACCAACGACAGAAGCAATTTGACGGTGATGGCTCCGTCAAAGAACAAGAGCTTTCCTCGTAGAAGCAATGGAGCTATGAAATGAAGACACCAGCGTGGACTAGAAAGGAAGGCAAAGACCCTAAAGGTGGCCTTAATGCCAAAGGCAGAGCTTCCTACAACAAAGCCACTGGTGGCAATCTAAAGCCTCCAGCGCCTAATCCAAAGACAGAGAAGGACGCGGCTAGGCGTCGTAGCTTCTGTGCGCGTATGAGTGGAATGCCAGGGCCTATGAAGGATGAGAAGGGTAAGCCGACAAGGAAGGCGTTGTCGTTGAAGGCTTGGAAGTGTTGATATGAAAACAAAGTCTAGCGTTAACAAAGCAGGCAACTACACCAAGCCTAAGATGAGGAAGGCTCTGTTTGAGAAGATTAAGGGACAGGCTGTTCAAGGCACTGCTGCTGGGCAATGGAGTGCTCGTAAGGCGCAGTTGTTGGCTAAGGAGTACAAGGCCAAGGGTGGAGGCTACAGAGACTAAGCCATGAAAACATCTCAGAAGTCATTGAAGGATTGGACGGAGCAGAAGTGGACAACAAAGTCTGGCAAGCCTTCATCAGAAACAGGAGAGCGTTATTTGCCCAAGAAGGCCATTGAGGCATTGACGCCTGCTGAATATGCTGCTACAACGCGGGCCAAACGTGCGGGCACCCGTCAAGGCAAGCAGTTTGTTGCTCAGCCTAAGAAGGTGGCTGAGAAGGTAGCTAAATATAGGTGACAGCTATGATGTATGGAAACATGAAGAAGCCGATGCAACAACCTCCTATGGGAGCAACACCGCGGGGAGCGATGGCTAAGGGCGGCATGACAAAGAAGACAGGCTATGCCAAAGGCGGCGCTGTCATGTGTGGGGCTTCAATGCCTCCTGCTCAGAAGAGAAAGAAGTAATCATGGCTACGTTGCCTACATTTCGTGAAGTTGAAGCTACTTTGAAAAAAGACAAAGAAAAGCCTCGTTACAGAAGCAGCTACACCGGTCCTGTTTCCAACAGACAAATCATTGATGGCAAGGCTGTTGTCTCCAAAGAAGAGCTTGCTGACTTCAAGCGACAATTTGGCAAGGACATGACTCTTCGTGACCTGTTGAACATGGACAAGGATGAGTTTGCTCTTGCTCGACAAGCTAAGAGTAGAGGTGCCTATAGAGGTATGCGTGCTGAAGAGCCTGCAAAGGCAGCGCCTGCAAAGAAAGAAGAAGACAGCGGCATCATGCAGCGTCTTCGTCGTGCTGGTCTCACAGCTAAGGGTGCTGAAGAAGCTGGTGGCTTGAGCAGCTCTGCAATGGCTGCATTGGGCATTGCTGGTGGTGCTGCTGGTAGAGGTGCTAGAGCCTCTAAAACGGCTTCTATGGCACGAACAGAGCCTAGTTTAGGTAGACCAGTCACCTCTCGTCTTGGAGAGGCTGAGGCGGCTTTTTCGCGTCCGCAAGCGGCACAGGTGTCGAAGGAAACAGGACGTAGATTCACCGCTGCTCAAGAACGTGAAGCTGCTGAAGCCTCCATTAGAGGTGCTGCTGCCCGCAAGGAAATGGCTGCTAAGCGTGCTGGCAGAAGCAGAGCAATGGAAGAGGCTAAGACACAGCGTATGCTGCGTGATGAGAAGAAGAAGCCTTCTCCGCGTGCTCGTACCCGTGACGAAGAAGACATTGAATTTAGCTATGGTGGCATGGCTAAGAAGAAGAGGAAATGATATGCCTGCAAAGAAGTTCATGCCCTGCGAGGGCTGTCCCAATCCCGCTGCTTGCAAGAAGGCAGGTAAGTGCATGATGAAGGACAAGGCTAAAAAGCCTCAGCGTGGTGGCAAAGGAAGTGTTGCCATTATGATTGCTGTTGGTGTTCCTAAGAAGAGGGAATAAACATGGCTAACCCTGTGAAGAAAGCCAAAGCTAAGCTGAAAGAAGAAACAGCAGGCTCTGGTAAACGCTTTGGTGAAGAGAAGCCTGTTCAGCGTAATGTCAAAAGCACAGGCTCTAAGCCCAACCGCTCTCCTGGCGAAAGTAATGCCAATCGTTGGGCGGCTGATGTTAAAGAAGACGTTGTTAAATCTCAAAAGACGGACACTGAGCGTCTTCGTAAAGGCATCAGCGGTAAAGTAAAGGAAGGTCTTACACCAGCACAGGAAGCCTTCAGTAAAAAGCAGACAAAAGCAGCGGCTGTTAGAGGTGCTCTTCGCACTGGCAGCAGACTAGGCTATCTTGGTGGCGCTGCTGGTGCTGGTTATGCTGTTGGCGCTACAGGCAAAGCTCTTTACGACAATGCCAAAGAAGGAAGAAAGCGCAGACGTCTTCAAGAAGAATATGAGAAAGACCTTGACAAGCAACGAGACATCATGGACAGAGAAGATGTTATCGGTCTTGCCAAAGGCGGTATGACAAAGAAGAGGAAATAAACATGGCTACATCTCCATCCAAGAAGAAGCCAGAGGCTAAGAAGGCCCCTGTTGCGCCTGCAAAGAAAATGCGTCCTGAAGACACCATGAGTGAGAAGGACAAAGCCTACTTCCGTAACAAGATGCAGGAAGAGGAAATGCTGCGTAAGATGGGACAGAGGTATGACGAAATCATGCCCAATCCTGAATTCGCTAAAGGTGGTGCTGTTAAGAAAGAAGACAAAAACAAGCAAAGCGATTTGACAAACCGCAGAAGTTTGCTTGAAGAGCGAGAACGTCTAATGGCTCAACGCGAGAAACTCAAGCGTCCTGACCGAAATATTTTTGAAATCGCTGCAAGTAGAGGTGTTGTTCGTCCTTTGCGTGCTGGTAGCATGGAAGACAAAACACGGGTCATGGATGACAAATACGTTAAACCAGGACAAGGTAACAAAGACGCTGCTGCTGCTTGGGATTCGCGTATGAATTATCTCGAATCTCGTATTGAAGACATCAACACACGGCTTAAACGTCGTCCCGATGAATTCGCTATGGGCGGCATGGCTCAGAAGAAGGTCGGCAAGGTGATGAAGGAATTCAAAGAAGGCACCTTGCACAGCGGCAAAGGCGGCAAGGTTGTGAAGAGCCCTAAGCAGGCTGTTGCAATTGGGCTGTCTGAAGCTCGTCGGATGAAGAAGTAAATGAGTCTAACAAGCTACCCAGCGCTGGTAACACTAAATGAGCCTGTCTCTATTGGTGGTACTAGCGCTGATGCTTTTGGTAGGGCTAGGATTAGTCCTCCGGTCACACTATTTGACAGCCAAAACAGATACGCAAAAAGTGCTGATTTTGATGAAGCTATATCTGGTAGTGCTACTGTTACTTATTCTTCTGACGAATCTTCTGTCCTTCTTAATGTCACAAGTGCCAGCGGTGACAAAGTAGTTCGTGAAACAAAGAGGGTGTTTGCATATCAGCCAGGGAAGTCCTTGCTGGTGATGAACACCTTTGTCATGCCGACAGCACATGCTAATCTACGTTGTCGTGTTGGCTATTTTGGTGTTAACAATGGTGTGTTCTTTGAACGAAGTGGCACAGCCCTTCGCATGGTGCGACGCACCTACACCTCTGGCAGCGTTGTTGACAACGTTGTTGCTCAAGCAGATTGGAATGGTGACAAGCTCGATGGCACAGGCTCGTCAGGGCTGACGCTTGACACAACAAAGGCGCAGATCTTCTGGCAGGACTTTGAGTGGCTTGGTGTTGGCAGTGTCAGAACAGGCTTTATTATCAACGGCGAATTCATTGTCTGCCACACATTCAATCACGCAAATGTTCTCACCACTGTCTACATGACAACGGCTATATTGCCTATTCGTTATGAGATAGAGAACACTGGTGCCACTGACGGCAGCAGGACAATGAGACAGATCTGTTCCACCGTCATCAGTGAAGGTGGATATGAAAAGAAGGCAATATTGCAAACAGCTAGGACAGCAACAGCAACAACAGTGGGAACAACGTTGGTGCCTTTGGTGTCGTTGAGGCTTGACAGCAGCAGGCTTGACAGCGTTGTTATTCCTGATGGCTACAACGTGTTGCCATTAGCTTCTTCTGGAACAACATTTGAAATACAGCTTGTTAAGAATGCAACGCTGACAGGCCCGTCATGGACACAAACAACGTCAGACAATGTAGAATCTGATGTAGCTGCCACAGCTATGACAGGTGGTACCATTATTGATGCTGTCTACGTTAGAGAGAGTAATTTGCTGTCTTCATCCGTGGCAAACAACAGAGAGTACAACTTTGCTCTTCAGTTTGGACGAACTCTGGCAGGAGCTAGCGACATCTACACCGTTGCTGCTCGCACCATCAGCGGCTCACAGACAGCATTGGCTACGTTTTCGTTCTGGGATTTGACATGACAGGTAATAAGAACAGATCAATTGCTAAGGTGTTGACTACGTCAACGGCAGACATCTACACTGTTCCTGCTGCATTCAAGGCTGAGGTGGATAGCATTGTCGTCACCAACATCAGCGGCAGTGATGTCAGACTAGACCTAGATTGGTATGAAGCAACAACGACAACGTCCTATGCTCTTGCCAATGACACCATCATCAAAGCCAACAGTGTAGTGCAACTCACTAATGCTTTGTATTTGGACAAGAATGACAAGATTACAGGCAGCGCTGTTGTTGCTGATGTCATTACAGTGACGGTGAGGACACGAGAGTACTTCGCAGAAAGGCTGTAGCTATGTTTGCTCCTATTGTTGCTATATGCATCATTGGTGGTGATTGCACGTTGTTGGAACGCTCTGACAAAATGACGTACAAGACACATGAAGAATGCACAGTAGCAACAACAGAGGGCATCAAAAAGATTTCAGACTATTTACTAGCTAAGGGTGTTATTGCCGCTGTTGGCTTTAAGTGTGAGGAAAACAAGGACAGCGTTTAATGAAGAAAGAATTGACAGATCAGCAGAAGAAGTTTCTGGAGGTGTTGTTCAGCGAAGCTGGTGGCAACCCCTCTAGGGCTAAGGTGTTGGCGGGATACAGTGAAGGCTACAGCACTAAAACGCTGATGCAGGGCCTTAAAGATGAGGTGTTGGAGTCTACCAAGCTCTACATTGCAATGAACGCTCCTAAAGCCGCTATGGCCGTTATTGGAGGCATTGATGACCCTACACAGCTAGGTATCAAGGAGAAGCTCAGTGCAGCGAAGGACTTGCTTGACAGAGCTGGCCTCATCAAGACTGAGAAGATTGAAGTGAATAGCTCTGGCGGCGTGATGTTGCTGCCTGCAAAGGACAATGGCTGAAGCATTAGGTAGTTGGATTCTTCCTCAACCAATAGAGAAGGAACGCTATGTTGCTATTCCCAGAAATAAAGGCAGTATTAACACACCTTTTGGCTACCGAGTGGACGAAAATGATGCTAGTGTGCTACAGCCCGTACCTAAAGAGCTGGCTGCACTGGAAGAAGCAAGAAAGTATGTAAAGAAGTACACATACAGAGAAGTAGCGGCTTGGTTGACAACACAAACAGGTCGGTCTATAACAGCCACTGGCCTGAAAAAGAGATTTGATGACGAAATAACAAGGAAAAAGCGTGCTGGATACTATCGATCCCTTGCTAGAAGGTACAAAGAAGCGCTCCAGAAGGCCAAAGAGTACGAAGAAAGACTCGGCACAACAGAAAAAACAGACTTCTTCGATTCAGACACTTACGTCCAACTCAGCAGAGATTGGGAACAAGAGGCTAGAGATTCCAGAGGGGCTGGAGGAGCAGGAAAACGTCATCTTCAAGCCAAATCCAGGCCCACAGACCGCTTTTTTGGCCGCGCCTGAGCGTGAAGTGCTCTACGGAGGCGCTGCTGGTGGAGGAAAAAGCTACGCTTTGTTGGTAGATCCTCTGCGCTACATCACTCATCCACAGTTTTCTGGTCTGATTCTTCGTCACACAACGGAAGAACTCAGAGAACTTATCTGGAAGAGCCAAGAACTCTATCCAAAGGTCGTTCCAGGCATCGTTTGGAGCGAACGTAAGATGCAATGGCAGCATCCTAACGGTGGAAGGCTGTGGATGTCTTACCTTGACAGGGATGATGACGTCCTGCGCTATCAAGGCTTGAGCTTTGTTTATGTAGCTTTTGACGAATTGAACCAATGGCCGACGCCTTTTGCATGGAATTACATGCGAAGCCGTCTAAGAACAGCAGCAGCAGACTTGCCTGTGTTCATGCGTGCCACCACCAACCCTGGTAACTCAGGCCATTGGTGGGTGAAGAAGATGTTCATTGACCCAGCGCCGCTTGGACAGCCTTTTTGGGCCACTGACATTGAGACAGGCGAGACGTTGACGTATCCGAAAGGACACGACAAGGAAGGACAGCCGCTGTTTAAGCGTCGGTTCATCCCAGCAACGCTGAAGGACAACCCCTATCTGTACAGCAACGGGGACTACGAAGCAATGCTGCTGTCACTACCTGAGACACAACGAAGGCAGCTTCTCTATGGTGACTGGGACATTGCTGAAGGTGCGGCTTTTCCTGAATTTAATCGGCGCATTCACGTTGTTGAGCCTTATCGCATCCCTGCTGATTGGCCTAGATTCAGAGGCTGCGACTATGGTTATGGAAGCTGGTCGGCAGTTCTTTGGTTTGCTGTAGCTCCTGATGAGTCGCTAGTGTGCTATAGAGAACTATATGTGACAAAGGTGCTCGCTGAAGATTTGGCAACAATGGTGCTGAATGCTGAAGAAGGCGAGAAGATAAGATATGGTGTGTTGGATAGTTCGTGCTGGCACAAGCGCGGAGATACTGGACCATCAATTGCAGAGCGGATGATTTTGAAGGGATGCAAATGGCGTCCTTCAGATAGAAGTGCAGGCAGTAGAGTGTCTGGTAAGAATGAAATACACAGACGCTTGCAAATTGATGAGTTTACTGGTAAACCACGGATGGTGATATTTAACAACTGCACCAATCTAATTGCACAGCTTCCGTTGATTCCACTCGACAAAAACAACCCTGATGATGTTGATCCTAAATACTCGTTGGACCACCTGCTGGACTGTCTTCGCTACTCCGTAATGTCGCGTCCTAGAAGCAAATCAGTGTTTGACTTTGACGGAGATAACGTTCAACGATATACTCCAGCTTGTTCAAAATTTGGGTACTAGCATGGAAATTATTTCAAGAGAAGAAGCAAAGGCACAAGGTAAAAAGTTTTTCTTTACAGGTGAAGATTGTAAAAGAGGACACAAAGACTATCGCTATGTTTCAACATCTCAATGTGCTTCTTGCCAAAAACTCCATAAGAAACGTTATGGAGCAATGGGAAAGGATAAAGAATATTACGAGAAAAATAAAAAAGAGCTGAGCATTAAAGCAAAAGAGTACAGAGAAAGAAACAGAAAAGCTATTTCTGCTACTAAAAAACTATACGCTCAAGCCAACAGAGACAGAATCAAAGCGTACAAGAAGCAATACCACGAGCTGAACAGAGAATACATCTGCGAAAAGTCGCGTAAATACTACGAAGAAAACAAAGAAGTAATCGCTTCCAAGAGCATTGAATACCGTCAACGCACCAAAGACAGAAAAGCCGCTTACGACAGGATGTTCTCACAGCAGAACAGACACTATCGTAATATGTTGAAAGGTGCTAACAGAGCTAAGCGTATTCAACGTTTTGTTGAGTGGGATAAAGAGCTAACAGAATTTGTTGTTCAAGAAGCCTATGACTTGTGCGAAAGACGCGAGCAGCTTACAAGAGTGAAATGGCATGTTGATCATGTCATTCCTCTGTGCGGCAAAAACGTCAGTGGTCTTCATGTGTGGAACAACCTTGCTGTGATTCCTGCTGCTATCAATCTCAGCAAGAACAACAAGTACGTCATTCAATAAAGAGACATTATGGCAAAAGAAATGGATACACCCTTCACTGATGACAAGGCTATTGCTCTGCCCGATACAGACGCATTTAAGCCTACAACGCTTTCCCGCTTTGTTGAGGAGCGCTTTAGCCGTTCCAAGACATCTCGTCGCTTTGATGAAGAGCGTTGGCTTCGTGCGTACAGGAACTATAGAGGCATCTATGGTCCTGACATGAAGTTCACTGATGCAGAGAAGAGCCGTGTATTCCTGAAGATTACAAAGGTGAAGACGTTGGCTGCATACGGCCAAATCACCGATGTTCTCTTTGCCAACAACAGCTTCCCTTTGTCTGTGGAGCCTACAACGTTGCCTGAGGGTGTTGCAGAGCATGTGCATGTGGAGACAAACCCACAGGCAGCTAACATGCCGGAACAAGGCACAGCCGCTCCCAATTTGGGAGCAATGTTTGGCTACAAAGGCGACGGCAAGGATCTGCCACCTGGGGCAACACCACAGACGCTTATGGAGCGTTTGGGGCCATTGAAGGATGCCTTTGAGGGGCTTGATGTCAAGGAAGGCCCTGGTGTCACTCCCACCTCCATCACCTTTAGTCCTGCCATGATGGCGGCTAAGAAGATGGAGAAGAAGATTAAGGATCAGCTTGATGAGAGCGGAGCAACAAAGCATCTTCGTGCTGCTGCATTTGAGATGGTGTTGTTTGGCTCTGGCATCATGAAAGGCCCATTCGCTGTTGACAAGGAATATCCTAAGTGGAACGCTGAAGGCCAATATGAGCCTCTTGTCAAGACAATGCCGAATACGTCGCATGTCAGCGTCTTCAATGCCTATCCTGATCCTGATGCAACGCACATGGAAGAGGCTAGTTATTTCATTGAACGACATAAGCTGAGCAAAACGCAGTTGTTGGCGCTGAAGAAGCGTCCTATGTTCCGCAACAGCGTCATTGATGAACTTGTTGATGATGGTCCTAACTACATCAAAGAATATTGGGAAGATGACCTGAATGACTATTCCCCCAATGCTGAAGTAGAGCGTTGGGAGGTGTTGGAGTTCTGGGGTGCTGTCAGCATTGAAATGCTGGAAGAGAACGACATCAAGATTCCCAAAGAACTTCAGGACAACGTAGAGTTGCAAGCAAACATTTGGTATAGCAAAGGCAAAGTGCTGCGTCTTGTCCTGAACCCATTTAAGCCTGCTCGCATTCCATACTATGCAGTGCCCTATGAGTTGAATCCGTATAGCTTCTTCGGTGTTGGCATCGGAGAGAACATGGATGATACACAGACGCTGATGAATGGCTTTATGCGGATGGCTGTGGACAATGCTGTGCTGTCTGGCAACCTCATCCTTGAAGTGGATGAAACCAACCTAGTGCCGGGTCAGGACATGACCATCTATCCAGGCAAGATTTTCCGCAGACAAGGTGGTGCTCCTGGCCAAGCCATCTTCGGCACTAAGTTTCCCAACGTGTCTTCTGAGAACATGCAGCTTTTTGACAAAGCCCGTGTGTTGGCTGATGAGGCAACAGGGATGCCGTCGTTTGCTCATGGACAAACAGGCGTTAGTGGTGTTGGTAGAACAGCCTCTGGCATTTCGATGCTGATGAATGCAGCCAGCGGCAACATCAAGACTGTTGTCAAGAACGTTGATGACTATCTGCTGCGTCCCATCGGTGAAGCATTCTTCGCCTTCAATATGCAGTTTGATCCAAGCCCTGACATTGTTGGTGACTTGGAAGTGAAGGCTAGAGGTGTTGAGTCTCTGTTGTCTACAGAGGTGAGAAGCCAACGTCTGCTTCAATTCCTGCAAATCATTCAGAACCCGACATTGGCTCCGTTCGCTAAGCTGCCCTACATTGTCCGTGAAATTGCCAAGAGCATGGATCTTGATCCTGATTTGGTGTCTAACAACATGGATGAAGCAGCTAAGCAGGCTCTCATCCTACAAAAGATGGCACCACCGCCAGCACCGGCAGCGCCCACTCAAGGCGCACCACAGCCCGGTGGAGCCCCTCCAGTGGCTGATCAGACTGGTGGTGGTGGTGGCAACATTGGTGTTGGTGCTGCTCCTGGGCCGGGTCAACCGGGCTTCAGCGCTGCGCCACAGGCACCAGCAGGAGCTATGCCGCAATGATGAAGGAGAAGCCTTGGCTGAAGCGGATGGTGCCTATGACCAATCCAATGATGTGGGAAGCCTTCGATGACATGCTGAACTACTCCATTGAACTTCATAGGAAGCAGATGGAACAGACAGAGAACACTGTAGAGATTTACAGAGCACAAGGCTCTATACAGTCGTTGAAGCGGCTGAAGCAATTGAAGGAAGAGATACAAAATGCTCAAGCGCAGAAGTAACATCCCAGGCTTCCAAGAAGGTGGAGCCAACATTGACCCCGTCAGCGGCAATGACGTCCCTGTTGGCTCAATGCCTGAAGAAGTCAGAGATGACATTGATGCAAAGCTGTCGCCAGGGGAGTTTGTGCTGCCAGCCGACGTCGTTCGCTTCATTGGTCTTGAGCGTCTGATGAAGATGCGTGATGAGGCTAAGAAGGGCCTTCAGCGTATGTCTGAGATTGGTCAGATGGGCAATGCTGAAGAGGTTGGTGAAGCCTCTAATGGCACCTATGAAGACGAAGGCTTTGAAAGCGAAATTGACGACATCCTTAGCGAAATTGAAGCTGAAGAACAAGGCAGAGATGTCAATGAGCAAACAGAAGTGATGATGGCTCAAGGCGGCTTCATGAAGAGTGGCACAGATTTGACAAAGGCTCCTAAGAATCCTGTGTTTGATGTGCGCTATTACAAGAACGCTGAAGGCTCTGTGATGTACATCACGCACATCAACGGAAAGCCTATGACGCCTATTCCTGAGGGCTACAAGCCTGTGACACAGGAAGAGGCTCAGAAGGTGGGACAGAAGGCTGATGAGGCGGCTAAGGCTGAAGAAAAGAAACTGCCTGACAATCAGGTCGATAGTGCTTATGTTGGCTCTACTGTTCCGGGTGCTCCTGAACTCACTGCAAAACAGGAAAAAGACAGACAAGAAACATTGGATAAAGTCAATGCCTACATGACAGCTATGAGCCCTGTTAGCGCAATTCAAAAAGTTGCTGATTACTTTAAGCCGAGAGAAATGGCTCTTGTTGAAGAACGTACACCTGTTTCTGCACAAGACATCAGAGCACAAGACGCAGCAGCAACGGCTTATCAGGAAGCATTGAATGCAAAGATTTCCCATGTTGATGCCTCTAGGGCTGCTATTAACGCCGCAGATTCTGTCAACTCTGGTGTTGATCCTACAACGGCCGTAGCTAATGCTGTTGCCAATGCTCAACAAGCAGCAGGACTTACTAGAGGCATTGCTGAAGAGTATGAGGCACTCAGAGGTGCAACACCATCAACAGCCTCTTCCTCCTCCAGAAGCATGGCAGGCGCTGGTTCTTCCTTCGCTGTGTCTCCGTCTACACCGGCAACAACAACAGGTGTTCCTGTTGGTGGTACTAGCATTACCTCACGGAGTCTCACTACAGAAGAAACAGACAGTGGTAGCTGGGGCGGGACTGGAGGAGAAGCATCTTGGGGCGGGGGTTCTGCTGTAGGCCCTGATTGGAACAAAGGTGGCCTAGTCAACAAGCGTCAATACCCCACAAAGAAGAAAAGAGGCAAAGGCATTGCCACTGCTAAGACCTAAATACCATATAATAGCTTGGCTACCTATTTCCCCTGTGCATCCTGCATAGGCCACTGATAGCCCCAACCAAAAGGAAACGAAATGACTGAAGCAGTAATTGCCACCCCTGTGAAGGTGGTTCCGTTCTCGATGCGTCGCAACAGCAATGAAGACCGCATCAAGCAAGATGAAGAAGAACTGAAGGAGCTTGAGAAGCAATTTGAAGAAGGCGTTGACAAGAAGCCTGAAGCAAAACAAGAAGACGACGAAGAGCCCACCAACGCTGAAGAGAAGACATTCAAGAAGCGCTATGGAGACCTTCGCAGGCATACACAGAAGATTGAGACAGAACTGAAGACGCAGATTGATGCTCTGAAGCAACAGCTTGATGCAGCAACAAAGAAGGAAATCAAACTGCCTAAGAGCGAATCAGAACTCAATGCTTGGGCAGCGTCCTATCCTGATGTGTACAAGATTGTTGAAACCATTGCCATCAAGAAAGCCAAGGAACAGTCTGCATCGCTTGAAGAGCGGATGAAGAAGGTGGATGAGATGGAGCAACACGCTCAACGAAGCAAAGCTGAAGCTGAGTTGATGGCGCTGCATCCTGACTTCGATCAGATTAGGGATGATGATGGCTTCCACGATTGGGTAGAGCAACAGCCTCGATGGGTCCAGCAAGCCCTGTATGAGAATGACAACGACGCAAGGGCAGCAGCCAGGGCCATTGACCTGTACAAGGCTGATAAGGGCATTGCAAAGGCTAAGAAGGCTGATCCGAAGGCAGCAGCAATGGCGGTGAATACAAGGCAGGGGAGGACAACCCCAACCACTGAAGACACTGATGGTGTCTTCTATGAGAGCCAGATCAACAAGATGACAGACCGTGAATTCGAAGCGAAGATGGAAGACATTGAAAAGGCTCGACGGGCTGGGAAGATTGTCTTTGACCTGTCGGGCGCAGCACGATGATTTCTGGCGCTGCTCGCTAACAAATATCCTTGACAAAAGAGCGCTGATGTGATTTAACAGCGCCTGAGTTTTCTAGGGCGAAAAGGGTAGCTCCCCTGTCTGTGCCGCTTCATAGACTAGCCCGTTTTCTAAGCGGAGAAGATATGGAAGAAACAAAGGTATGCCGCAAGTGTGGCGAAGAAAAAGACATCACTGCTTTTGTAAAGAGCAAACAAAATAGGACAGGTTACAGAGTCATTTGCAAACCTTGTTTGAATGCACAGAAGAAAATTTATTTAGATGCTAATAGAGAACAGCATCGTCAGTACATGAGAGCGTACAGACAGACATGGGGTAAAAGCATTCATCTAAACATTGACTCTAGAATTAGAGAGATAGTGTCTTCAGCAAAAAAGAGAAGACCTTTTGATTTTTCCATAGATTGTCAACACGTTAAATCTCTGTGGGAAAACCAAAACGGTTTGTGCGTGTACACAAAACTGCCGCTAACATTAGAAGCCAACCAGTTCAACACTATCAGCATAGACCGTATCGATAGCTCTATAGGCTACACTAAAGAGAATACTCAGTTAGTTTGTAGAGCAGTAAACGAGATGAAGATGCACAGAGAAGAATCTTTGTTTATACATCTTTGTCACGTAGTTGCGCTAAATAATCAGGATAAGTACACCCTATCGACTTAGCCGATACTGTATAGCGGGTCATGAGCGCTATCCAGTATCCACCTAGTGAGAAAGGCCCTTGTTGAGTTATTAGCGCTGTGCTAAGCCATTAAAGGAGAAATATCATGGCGTTTGCAAGTGCTTCAGGGTACGGGAATTTGCCCAATGGGAACTGGAGTCCCATTATCTATTCCAAGAAGGTCCAACTGGCCTTCAGAAAGGCGTCTGTCGCTCAGGCTATCACCAACAGTGACTACTTCGGTGAGATTGCTTCGATGGGGGACAGTGTGAAAATCGTGTTGGAGCCCGAGGTCAGTGTCCGTCAATATGCGCGTGGCACGCAGATCACGGCACAAGACCTTGAGGACAGCGACTTTACGCTGGTTGTCGATAAGGCCAATTACTTCGCGTTTAACTGATTTGGACGCATTTGGGAGCAATCCCATCTAAAGAACTGGGTGAATTGCTGGAAAACCTAACGCTAACAAGCTAAGGCAATCAGCAGCCAAGCCTGAGAAATCAGGAAGGTTCAACGACTAGGAGCAATCCGTACACTCAAGTGAGTGGAAGCGCCCAGCCCCTAGAATATAGGGTGATGATATAGTCTGCTCTGCATCGAAAGATGCAGCGGTCTGAAAAGACGGGCAAGGATTAACGACCCTTGCTGAACATAATGCAAATTGGACGACATCGAAGCCGCTCAGTCGCACATCAATTGGCTCTCGTTGGCCTCTGATCGTGCTGCTTACCGTCTGCGCGACAACTTCGACCAAGACTCCTCGGCTACCTGTCTGGCTTTGAGCAGTCTGCTCTGCACACCAATGCTGACACTGCCCGCACTACCTTCCCGGGTACGAAGGCTAACTCGGCTGCTGGTTCGGACGAACTGCTGACCTCGATGAAGCTCATCAAGAGTTCGTTTGGCAACATCACCACTGCTAGTGCTGGTGACCATTCGATTCCTGTTGCGCCGCGTCTGCCGGGTGCTACGGCACTTCCGACGGCCACTGTGTCGCCGCTGATGATTGTTGCTCGTATGTCGCGTCTGCTGGATACTCAGAACGCGGATACGACGGGTCGTTGGCTTGTTGTTGATCCGGTGTTCATTGAAATGCTGAAGGACGAAGATTCGCGTCTTCTGAATGCAGACTTCGGTGGCTCTGGTCTTCAGAACGGTCTTGTGGTGAAGAACCTGCACGGCTTCCGTGTCTATGTCAGCAACAACCTGCCCAAGGTTGGTACTGGTCCCGGCACTGTTGGTACGGCTAACCAGAACACCAACTACGGTGTCATCGTTGCTGGTCATGACAGCGCTGTTGCCTCGGCTGAGCAGATCAACAAGGTGGAAACCTATCGTGATCCGGACAGCTTTGCTGACATCGTTCGTGGTATGCATCTCTATGGAAGAAAAATTCTTAAGAGCGAAGCTATCACGACTTGTAAGTACAACGTCGCCTAAAGCTGAAGGAGGCACTTCGGTGCCTCTTTTCAACAACATTGAAAGGAACCTAAATGGCTACTATTGATCTCTCCAACGGCCTTGGTGGTGCTCCGCGTCCTGTGCGGTCGCTCACCAATATGCCGTATTTCGTCGAGAAGACGATTGACTTTGCTGCTGCTGCAACGGCTAAGGGCTCTGCTCTGGCTGCTGCTGATGTCATCGAAGTCATTGACGTCCCTGCTGGCACGATGGTGCTGAATGCTGGTTTTGAAGTGACTGCTGTTGCCGCTGGCGAGTCCAACGACAACACCCTTGATCTTGGCATCACTGGTGTTGACGCTGACGCCTTTGTTGACGGCTTCGACCTTGACGCTGCTGCTGCTGGTGCTTATGCCCAGAACGCTGCTGCATTCCAGCCGTTGATTGTTGGCACTGCTGACACCATCGACCTGCTCATCGCCACTGCCACCACTGCCCCGACAGGCGGCACTGTGCGTGTGTGGGCTGTGCTGTGCGACATTGATGCCAAGCCTGCCCCGGGCACTGTTGACCGCGACGTCATCTAAGCTAGTGTAGAGGAGGGAAGACAGCAATGTCTTCTCTCCCTTTTGTTGTTAGGAATAGATATGGCAATTACATCAGCGGTTTGTAACAGCTTCAAGCAAGAAGTGTTGGGTGCTATTCATGACCTAGACACTGACACCATTAAGATTGCTTTGTATACCAGCAGTGCTTCTCTTGATGCCACAACGACAGCATACACCACAAGCAATGAAATTGTTGCTTCTGGATACACAGCCGGTGGTAATACATTGAGTGGTGCTGTTATTTCTTTGGATAGCAGCACAGCCATTGTAGACTTTAGTGATACAACGTGGTCGGCAGCAACAATTACAGCACGCGGTGCTCTCATTTACAACAGCAGCAAGAGCAATAAAGCTATTGCAGTGATTGATTTTGGAGCAGACAAAATTTCTACAAACGGCGATTTCACTGTGCAGTTTCCTGTTGCGGCTGCTGCAACTGCAATTCTTCGTATTTCTTAACACCATTGAGCAATGGCTACAACTATTCGTAGTGGTGCCATTTTTGGTATTGGCGTATATGGTGCTGATAACTATGGTGTTTCAAATGTAGTTTACATTCCTGATGGAGTGTCTACATCAGCTTCGGTAGGAAGCGTTGTTGTATCTGCCGAAGCTAATGTAGACATTGTTGGTGTTAGCGTTGTTGCTAATGTTGGCAGTGTTACCGTAGTTGCTGATGCGTCTGTTGTTGTTACAGGCGTTGCTAGCGCCTCAGACATCGGCACAGTTGTTGTAACCGCTGCTGCTGTTACAAGCGTCTCAGGTGTTGTTGCAACAGCTTCTGTTGGTTCTTTTGTTGTCACAGGCACTGCTCTTTTTGCTGTAACAGGCATGGGTGCTTCTGCGTTTGTTGGAAGCGCTATAGTAGCTGCTAATGCTCTTACAGTGGTGACGGGCGTAAGCAGCAGTGTTTCTCTAGGCTCTGTTGTTGTTCTAGAGAACGAAGTTGTAGATGTTGCAGGTTTTGGTTTAAGCGCTGCTTCTGGTCTATTGTCTGTGACAACAACTTCGTTCGATTACGAAGCTGTCAAAGAGCTGTATTCTAGGACTAGGCTGGTGTATATTGAAGGACGACAGCAGCGTCTTGTGTATGTCGAGGAACAGCCTAGAACAGTGTATGCAGAAAAAATAGATGCTCAACTTCGTCGTGTGTATGTTGAAAAAGATAACAGATCAGTGTATACAGCTAGACGAACAACCGCTGATGAGCGCTTTGCTCTGGTAGAGGAATAATATGTCTTTTCGTTGGCCCAATAAAGACCCTGATGAAATCTTGGACTACAGCGTAGATTGGTCGCGGTGGTTGAACAATGGCGTCACCATCGGAAGTGTTTCTTGGTTTGTAGACAATGCCAGCGACGTCAAGACAGCCTTTGCCAATGGAAACACTGTCAACGGTCTGCAAAACGTTTCTGCTACACATACGAATACAGTGGCTACGATTAATCTAGCTCTTGGTACTAACAACGTTGAGTACAAGCTCTATTGTCGTATCACAGACTCTAGTGGAAGTGTTGCTGAGCGTGTTATCAAGCTGCGTATCAAGGAGCAGTGATGGCGTATAACTATCTAGAAATCACCAATGCTCTTCTCCGTTCTTTGAACGAAGTGGAGCTGACCTCAGCCAACTTCCTTACCTCTAAAGGCTTTTATGCCCATGCTAGAGACGCTGTCAACAATGCTTTGCGTGACATCAATCAAGCTGGACAAGACTGGCCTTTCAATCATGTAGAGCATACAGAAACGTTGTCTGACGGTGTCAGCCGTTATTCTTTTCCTACAGATGCTTCCAAAATTGATTTCGACAGCTTCCGTATCAAAGAAGACACAACGTTTGGCAACAAAACAATTCGTCTTGATGTCATCACCTATGATGACTATTTGAAGAAATATATAGACCTAGAGTATTCTACGGACACCAGCAGGCTGGATGTTCCTTCAAAGGTTTGTCAAGCGCCTAGTGATGAGTTCGTTGTTGTTCCTCCTCCTAAGGAGGACTATGAGATAGTTTACGAATACTATAGGATTCCTGTTGATCTGGTTAATCCTACAGATGTTCCTTTTGTACCTGAGCGTTATAAGCATGTCATTCTTGATGGTGCTAAATACCATGCTTATATGTTTAGAAGCAATGAACAAGCGGCTGCTCTTGCTAAGAACAAATTTGATGAAGGCTTGAAAAGGATGCGTAGCATTCTCATCAACAAGTACGAATACATCACATCAACATATCGTCCTCATGGTGCTGTGATTATTACTGGACCGAGACTCGCCTAAATGGATCAATGGCAAACATATCCTGTTGAGTTCAAAGGAGGGCTGATTAGCAGCCTGTCTCCGCTTCAACAAGGCACACAAGAGCCCGGCAGTGCGCGTGTGCTTAGAAACTATGAGCCTTCTGTTGATGGTGGATATAGACGCATCTTGGGCTTCCAGAAGTTTGACACAGCAGCAGTGCCTTACTATGGTGCTGCTGTTGTTCAAGGTGGAGGACAAACAGGGACGTCTTTGTTGTTGGCGGGTGTCACTGAAGCGCCTGTTGCAGGCAGTACCGTCACCATTGGTGCAAACACCTACACAATTGACACTGGAGGTGTCAGCTACAACAGCACTCTTCAATCATTGACACTGACGTTGACAACAGCATTGGTGTCTAGTCCTGCTGACGGCACTGCTGTCGTCTTTGGCAGCAAGACCAGCCTCATCACAGGCGTTGCTGCTTGGGACGGCACTGTTGTTGCGGCTAGAGGTAATGATGTTTATGAGAGCACAGGCAGTGGCTACACACAAATCAACATCCCTTCCTATGGCACTGTGTTGGTAGACGGCGCTGCCCAGACAGGAACGTCGCTGATTGTTGATGGATTGACAGCGGTTCCTCAGATTGGAGACACCTTCACCATTGCTGGTGTGGCTCTGACATACATCATCACAGCAACACCTACAGTGACGTCTGGTGGTGCTACGTTGGCAATATCGCCAGCATTGGACAGCAGCCCTGCTGACAACGCTGCTATCACCTTCAGAAGCACTAAGTTCACCGCAGGCAACAGAACTAGATTTGAGCGCTATCGTATTGGCTCTGTTGAGAAGATTGCTGGTGTCAATGGTGTTAGCTTTCCTTTCCTCTATGATGGCACTACATTCACCAAGCTAACGACAATAGCGGATCTGGAGGGTGCTGAATATGTAGCTTGGTTCAAGAACAGCTTGTTCTTTGCCAAGGGTGATGCTGTCTATTTTGCAGCACCGTTTTCAGACAATGACTTCTCCTCTGCGAATGGTGGTGGTGTTATCAATGTCGGAGGAAACATAACAGGCTTGGCTGTATTCAGAGAACAGCTCATTGTTTTTTGTGAGCAAGCCATTAAGAGAATTGTTGGCAACTCCGCTGCTGACGTTCAGCTACAACCCATCACAGAAAAAATTGGTTGTGTGTCTGCTGACACCATCAGAGAAGTTGGTGGTGATGTCATGTTCTTAGGCCCTGATGGTTTGAGGCTGTTGTCTGCCACTGATCGCATTGGCGACTTCGGCTTGGCATCCGTGTCTAAGCAGGTGCAGGTTGAGTTGACAGAACTCATCAGCAGCAGCACCTTCTTTTCTTCTCTCACCATCAAAGCCAAGAGCCAATATCGCTTGTTTGGCTATTCTGCAAACGTCACTAGCGACGGTGCTAGAGGCATCTTAGGTACTCAATTTGGCGACAGAATTGAATGGTCTGAGCTTAGAGGCATCAAAGCCTATTCTGCTGACAGCGACTATCACGACAGAACAGAGCTTGTCATCTTCGCTAACAATGACGGCTATGTTTACAGACTAGAAGAAGGCAACACCTTTGCTGGCTCTTCTGTCAGAGCTTCTTTCTACACGCCGTATTGGCCTGTCAGTGACCCCCGCATCAGAAAAACCTTCTACAAGCTACACACCTATTTAGACCCACAAGGCAGTGTAAACATTACCCTTAACATGAAGCTTGACTTCGATGGTAAAGGTAGTGTACAACCTGAGGCCATTACGCTGACTAACGCAGCCAGCAATATTGGTATCTTCGGTACTGCGCTGGCTACATACGGCACTGCAACATTTGGTGAAAAGCTATTGAAGGTGTTTGAGTCGCAGACTATTGGTAGTGGCTTCTCTGTTTCGTTGCAATTTGAAAGCAACAGCAGCGATCCTCCGTATAGCTTTGACGCTGTCACCGTAGAGTATGCTTCTCACGATAGACGTTAACAAAGGAAAAGCACATGGCTGGCTATATCAGACAAGACGTTACAAACAACATTGCTGACGGCAACGTCATCAATGCTTCAGACTTTGACAATGAATACAACTCCATTGAAGCAGCGTTCCATGCCTCCACTGGTCACACACATGATGGCACTGCTGCTGAAGGTGCTCCCATCACCAAGATTGGTCCTACGCAGGATGTTGTAGCTAGTGCATCAGCGTTGACACCTAAGACGGATAACACCGTTGACCTGGGCAGCTCTTCCTTTGAATTCAAAGACCTCTACATTGATGGCACAGCCAACATTGACAGCCTTGTCGCTGACACTGCTGACATCAATGGCGGCTCTATTGACGGCACAGCCATTGGAGCAGCTTCGGCCAGCACAGGGGCGTTTACGTCGTTGTCTGCTAGTGGCACAACAACCCTCTCTGGCTTGACAGCGTCCACTGCACTGGCCTTGAATGCTAGTAAAGAAGTAGTGTCGGTGACGAACACAGGAACAGGTAACAACGTGTTGGCAACCTCGCCAACGCTCACCACACCAATTCTTGGGGCAGCCACGGCAACGTCCATCAACAAGGTGGCGATTACAGCGCCTGCAACATCAGCAACGCTCACCATTGCCGACGGTAAAACGCTGACAGCCAACAACAGCCTAACCCTTGCTGGCACTGACGCGACGACGATGACGTTCCCGTCTACGAGCGCCACGGTCGCACGCTCAGACGCTGCTCAGAGCTTCACCGGCACGCAGACGTTCCTGAGCAACCCTGTGCTGGATGCAGGCACCGCCAACGGCGTGCTGTACCTGAATGGCAGCAAGGTGGCGACGAGTGGGAGTGCGCTGACGTTTGATGGGACAACGCTTGTTGCCTCCAACCTGACTGATTCTTCTCTGACTACTGGTCGCGTGGTTTACACAACCACTGGTGGCAACCTGACCGACTCAGCCAACCTGCTCTACAGCGGCACTGACCTGACGGTGTACGGCATCACCGTAGGCCGTGGCGCAGGTGCTGTGGCTACCAACACTGCGGTGGGTGCGAGTGCTTTGGCGGCGAATACGAGTGGCAGTCAAAACACGGCAGTTGGTTTTGAGGCGTTGAAAGTTGCTACCGCTTCGAATAACACGGCTGTCGGAACGCAAGCCCTTTTCACTAATACGACAGGAACTTTCAATACTGGTTTAGGACTGAATGCACTTGCGTTTAACACCACAGGCACTCACAACACGGGTGTTGGCGACCGATCGTTATTTGCAAATACTACAGGGTCATACAACACCACGCTTGGTAGTCTTGCGTTAAACTCCAACACCACCGCCTCCAACAACACTGCTGTGGGGTATCAGGCGGGGTATAGCAATACGACTGGGACTCAGGTTGTTGCCATTGGGTACAAGGCTCTTTATAGCCACACCACCGGGAATAACAACACGGCTGTTGGCTTCGAGGCGGGAACAGCAATTACCACGGGTTATCAGAACACCGCTTTTGGTTCATACGCACTTCGCGGAACCACGACCGGGTACTTGAACCTTGCAATTGGGGATGTGTCTCTATGGGTTAACACGACGGGCAATTACAATGCGGCGGTTGGATCAAACTCCCTGTATTCAAATACCACTGGCTCTTCAAACACTGCAATTGGTATACAGGCACTTGCCTTAAACACCACCGCCTCCAACAACACTGCTGTAGGTTATCAGGCTGGGTATAGCAATACGACGGGATACGAACACGCTTTCTTGGGGTATCAGGCGGGATATTCAAGCACTACCGCAAGAGCGATTACCGCAGTAGGCTATCAGGCGGCATACGGCGTTACGACGGCGCAGTACGGAACGTTCGTTGGGCGTAATGCCGGTGTCTCTGTAACTACTGGTACTGCAAATAATTTCTTTGGTGTAAATGCTAGCGCGGAGGGCGCGGGCCATTACGTTACTACGGGCGCAAAGAACACCATCATTGGCGGCTACTCCGGCAACCAAGGTGGCCTCGACATCCGCACTGCCAGCAACTACATCGTGCTGTCGGATGGGGATGGGAATCCGAGGTACTTTAATTCCGGTATTCCGGGATATGGATCAAACGCCCCGCAAAATCATTTTCGTGGATCAATATTGTGGGGTGCAAATAATAACGATCTTGGTGTTTATGCCGGAAAAACAATGTCTCCAGACAACTCTGGAACAGTTACTTGTCGAGCGTTTATCACTACCACCACTACAGAATGGCAAGTGGGGTATGTTTTTGTTAGAGCAGCTTCAAGAAATGCTGACTTAAGCGGAGGTCTTGGAGCGTGGTGGCTTGTTTATTTTGCCGCATATAACGGCACTATTGACGGGATAACCACTGCTGATAGTGGCGGTGATACTGGGTCTTTAACACTTTCTGTTTCAGATGCTACATCGGGAGTAACAACGAGCGCCCTCCTTCAGATGAGAGTTAGTGGTGGCAATAACAGAACTGTTATGGATGTTGAAGTGGTTGACTACAACTATCTCTTAAGCATTACCCGATCTTAAGGAGAAAATTATGGAATGGAAAGTAAAAGGCAATCTTGTAACCGCCAACATTGACGGACACCAAAGCGTGGTAGTACAGGTTCCTTGGATTTGCACGACCACAAGCCAAGGCGTGACTGTCAATATGAACGGCAAGACCGACATGACATACAACCCTGCAAACCCGTTCATTCAGTATCAAGATTTGACCGAAGCGCAAGTCATTGGCTGGGTGCAGTCCACACTCGGGCCGGATGGCGTGGCGTTTTATGAGTCAAAGACTCAAGAAATGCTTGAATTGGAACTTGCAGACGAGCAAAGAACTGGCACCGTTTTTGAATGCTTTTCTAAATACACGCCCATCCAAAAACAACCCGCACCTTGGAGCAACTGAAATGACCACATTCACCACCACCATCACCGCGATGTACACACTGCAACAGCCTGACCCGAACTATGTGGTCAATGTGCTGTGGACGGTAACCGGGGTGGACGGCGCAAACACCGCCTCCATCGACGGCAACACCCAGTTCGACTCCAGCCAGCAGGAAGGCCCGTTTATCCCCTACGACCAGTTGACGCAAGCCACCGTGCTGGGCTGGATTCCCGCCAACCAGATTGCCAGCGCACAAGCCTGTGTGCAGGGTCAGATCGACAGCATGATCAATCCACCCGTCAGCCCGCAGAACACTCCGCTGCCTTGGAGCCAAGCATGAACGACAAGAAACTCACCCTCGAACTCACGGTCAACGACGTGAACCTCATCATGGCCGGGCTGGGCAAGCTGCCCCTTGAGGCGGTGGTAGACCTGTGGATGCGCATCAAGCAGCAGGGCGAGGCGCAACTGAAGGCAGGGCCGCAAATGGCGGCAGGGCCGCAGGTGGCGGCAGAGCCGCAGGCAACAGAGGCGTCGTGACACCAAAGCCTGCTAAAGGTCTTGTAGCATGGGTGCTACGTCGCACTGGCTTTGCTGGTGTGGCGTTAGCGCCTTTTGGCATCTACATCCTTGCTGAGCATATGTACTCAGACAAGCTCATTGCTCATGAACAAGTTCATTGGCAGCAATGGCAGCGAATGGGTACGTTCCGATACTACGTTACATATCTATACCAAGTGTTGAGATATGGATATCACAATGCCCCAATGGAAGTGGAGGCTAGACAATGAACTGGAGCAGGAATGTCCTCGTCTCAACAAATAACTGAATCAGGAGCAATGATTGCAACAAAGGCAGCACCACCGGCAACAGTGTCATTGGCTACGTTGGCTGGCTATCAAGTGTCAGAGATTTTGCTTTGGGCTACTCTTGTTTACACAGTGTTGATGATAGGGCATAAGCTCTACCAAATCTATAAAGATGTCTTAAAGTGATTGATCCTGTCACCGCCTTTGCCACAGCCACTGCTGCCTACAACGCCATCAAGAGAGGCATTGAACTAGGCCAGGAAATTGAAGGCATGGCTTCACAGCTTGGGCAATGGTTTGGTGCCTGTGCTGAGGTGAAGAAGGCAGAGGAAGAAGCCAGCAATCCTTCAGTGTTTAAGAAGCTGCTGCATAAGGGCTCTGTTGAACAGGAAGCACTGGAAGCGCTGATGAGGCGCAAGAAGATTGAAGAACAAGAGAATGAGTTGAGAACAATGATTCTCTATAGGTACGGACAAGGCGCTTATAGAGAGATGATTGAAGAGCGCAGGAAAATTGAAACAAAACGCAAACGTCAAGAACATCTTCAATCAGAGAAGCGTAAACAAGCGGCTCTGAATACGTTGATGGTGTCTGCCATCATCTTCTGTTCCTATCTCATCTACATCATCTCAGACTTCATTCTTACGCATTTGAAAGGAAACGAACTATGATGAGCTTGCTATCCACTGTTGTGTCATTTCTGATGGGAGGCTTGCCTAAGCTGTTGGACTTCTTCCAAGATCAGCAAGACAAGAAGCATGAGCTTGCTTTGGCAAGGATGCAGAACGACAAAGAATATCACATGATGGAAAGAGGCTTTGTTGCTCAAGCCCGTGTTGAAGAGATTAGGACAGATCAGATGCAGGTGGATGCCAACATCCGTCATCAAGAAGCCACTGTTGATCATCAGAAGGCTTTGTTGGCACATGACATTGCTATTGGCAAAGGAGCTAGTCAGTGGGTGACAAATCTCAGAGCCAGCATCAGACCTGTTGTCACTCTCATCTTTGTGTTGGAGTTGGTGATAATCAACTTTGCCATCATCTGGTGGGGCTGGTCTGCTGGTCTTGACTTCCTCACTGTTGTTGAACAAGCCTTCACTGAAGATGAGATGATTATCCTGTCTTCCATCATTGCCTTCTGGTTTGGTACTCAGGCTTTCTCTAAGAAATGAAGACAAGTAAAAAAGGTATAGAATTGATGCACCTGTTTGAAGGGTGCAGACTTAAGCCTTATTTGTGTCCTGCTGCCATCTGGACCATTGGTTATGGTCATGTGCTGTATCAGGACCAGATAAGGCTTCCTGTCGCTGCTAAGCAGGGTTATACAGGAATGCTCCGTAAAGACTATCCTCTGCGTAAAGAGGACAACAGGGCTTGGAGCAAGGAAGAAGTCAATGACCTTTTTGAGAAAGATCTCGTTATATTTGAGCGAGGTGTACTTCGCCTTGCTCCTAGTCTTGCTGCTCGTCAAGGAGCATTCGATGCTTGTGTCTCTTTTGCGTTCAATGCCGGGGTAGGCAACTTCCAACGCTCTAGTATGCGTATGGCTATCAACAGAGGAGATTGGGAAGGAGCTGCTGAAGGTTTTATGAAGTGGACCAAAGGCGGGGGCAAAGTGCTTCCTGGGTTGGTTCGACGCAGACAGGCAGAAGTAGCATTGTTTCTAAGCTAATAGGAAAAACATGAACACATCCTTTACATCTAAGCAGCGTGAGATACTTGCTCGTAAGCTGGGCTATGAAGGCCCTATGCAGGGCTTTGATCAGTATTTGCAGAGCAGCCCTGCGCTGATGATGCGCTACAACGCTGTGACAGATAAGTATGCCAAGAGAATGGCTAAGGGTGGTGTTGTTGGCTATGCTAATGGTGGTTTGGTTAAAAACCCTGATGGGACATATACAGATCAAGCCACAGGGAAGAAGTATGCTGCCAATGCTATTTACTTCACAAGCCCTGGTCCTGAAGACCCTAATCCTCCTCAGGCTGTGTTGAAGCGAGGAGCACAGCCTATTGCAGCACCGGCACCAGCGCCGACACCGGCACCAGCGCCGACACCGGCACCAGCGCCGACACCGGCACCAGCACCAGCGGCGACACCGGCACCAGCGCCGACACCGGCACCAGCGCCGACACCGGCACCAGCGCCGACACCGGCACCAGCGCCGACACCGGCACCAGCACCAGCGGCGACACCGGCACCAGCTCCAACGCCAGCTCCTGCTCCGGCACCAGCGCCTGCTCCTGTAACATCTCCTGCGCCTCCTCCTCCGGGGACAGTTGCAGGAGGAGGTGGTGTCACCTTTGAAGAAGAACTAGGCAGGGTAGGTGTTCCCAAGCCCGGTACTGCTGCGTCTATTACGCCTGTTGCAACACCCATCACACCTGAGCAAAGCATTGCTGGTGTTGGTGGTGCAGGCACTGCTGCTACAGCGCGTACAACAAAGACAGGAACAGCAGCCCAGGCTGTGCAGCCTACGCAGATTACAGCGAAGACAGCAGAGGCTACAACGGCTGCTCCAGGCATTCAAACAGCTATGGAAGGTGTTACCCCTGCTGCTGGCACTGTGTCCGAGCAAGCTCAGGTAAAGGCTCAACAGGGCTATGTTTCTCCTGATGCCATTGCCCGCACTGCTGAAGCCCCTGATGCTGCTCAAGTGACAGCACCGACGCCTTTGCAGATGACACCAGAGCAGGAAGCCAAAGCCGCCACTGTTGCTGATGTTGGTGGTGTTACAAAGGCTACAGCAGAGACAACAGGCAGAGATTTCAAGACAGATGCTGCTCAACTTTCTGGTACACCCGAAGCCACTGCTGCCACCAACTACACCTTGCCTGAGGCTAAGTCGGCAGCAATGAGTGCTCCTAAGGTGATGGATGCGGCTAAGGCTTCTGAGATTCCTTCAGCCACCACAGATCAAACCACAGCCTCTTCCACTGCTGTTGGTCAACAACGCGCTATTGCTCAGGAAGAGCTTGTTGATGTCTCTAAGCAGAGCCTTCAAATCACTGAGCCTGTGCAGGCTGTTGCAGCCACAATGGACAAGCTCAATCAAGAAGCGAAGATGGTGGCTCAGCAAGGCAGCTTCAGCCAAGCTCTGGCAGAGGCTCAGACAGGCACTGTTGAAGCTGCTTCCACTGTTGCAGGTCAGCTTGAGAAGCTGATGTCTCAGTTCAATGATGGCACGCCTGCATGGGCTGCTGGAGCCATTAGACAGGCCAATGCTGCAATGGCTGCTAGAGGGCTTGGTGGTAGCTCTATGGCAGGTGCTGCCATTGTGCAGGCTGCTATGGAAGCTGCTGTGCCCATTGCTGCAAAGGACGCTGAAACCTTTGCAACTATGGGTCTTCAGAACCTCAGCAATAGACAGGCAGTGTCTCTGGCAAATGCTGCTGCTTCTCAGAAGATTGAACTGGAGAATCTGAACAATAGGCAGACAGCAGCGCTTCAGAACAGCACCAATGCCTTTGCTCTGCAATCAGCTAGCTTGTCTAATCTGCAATCTGTTGTTCTGGCAAACGCCAACATCAAAGCCGCTGTTGCTGAAAAGAACCTCGATGTCAAGACACAGACAGCCCTGACCAATGCTGCTCGCTTTGCTGAAGTGAACAACATCAACCTGAGCAATGCTCAGCAGGCTGTGTTGCAGCGTTCTTCTGAGAACCTGCAAGTGGAGTTCACCAACCTGTCTGCACGCCAGCAAACAGCGCTGGCTAATCTGCAAGTCAGAGCCGCTGTCACTGGTCAAGAACTCACCAATGAACAGCAGATGGCAATGCTTCAGAGCACACAAAACTTTGAAGCTGCTGGCATTGAAGCCTCTAACAAGCAACAAGCCTTCATCTCTGACTTCCAAGCCAGGGCTGCATTGACAGGGCAGGTGTTGTCGAATGAGCAGCAGACAGCGTTGTTCAATGTTAGCAATGTGCTGCAAGAGCGCAACATCAATCTCACTAATGAGCAGCAGACTCGTCTGTTCAACACCACCAACTCTCTTCAGGTGGAGATGGCTAATCTGTCTAACAAGCAACAGACAGCATTGGCTAATGCTCAAATTGAAGCAGCGTTGAAGGGACAGGAGTTGACGAATAAGCAGCAGGTTAACATCACCAATGCTGCCCGTGTTGCTGAAATTGCCAATGTCAACTTCACAGCAGATCAGCAGAATGCTCTTGCCAATGCTCAGTTTATTCAGCAGATCAACCTTGCTGATTTGAACAATGAGCAGGCATCTGTGTTGGCTAATGCAGCTACGTTTGCTGCAATGGACATGGCTAACCTGAACAACCGTCAGCAGGCTGCTGTGATGACAGCACAGAACTTCCTGTCGATGGACATGGCTAATCTCGATAGAGAGCAGCAGGCTACGTTGTTCAAGGGCCAGCAGATTTCACAGGCTCTGTTGTCTGATGCTGCTGCTGAGAATGCAATGAAGCAGTTCAATGCCACCAGCCAGAATCAGGTGGATCAGTTCATGGTGTCGTTGTCAACACAGGTGAGCCAGTTCAATGCTTCACAGAAGAATGCCATTGACCAATTCAACACTGATCAGGCCAATGCTGTGTCGAAGTTCAATGCTGAGCAGACCAATGCTAGACAGCAGTTCAATGCAACACAGAGGCTTGTCATTGATCAGAGCAATGCTCAGTGGCGTAGGGATGTATCCACTGCTGACACTGCTGCCACCAACGCTGCCAACTATCTCAATGCTCAGAACCTGCAACAGATGACGTTGGCTGAGTACAATAATGAGACTCAGTTGTTTAGAGATCAGATTCAGATGATGTGGAACAGCTTTGAAAAGGATGCAGACAGAGTGACGCAGTTGGCTGTGTCGGAGATTTCCGCTAGGTCGGAAACAACAGCAGCTTCTACAGCAGCTAAAGCGTCTATGTGGACTGCTGTTGGTGGTCTCCTGGCTAACATCAAGTGGTAACACCTATGAAAAACTACAAATCTCTCATGGCTGAAGTTGATAGCATCATTCAGCAACAGAACAAGAAACTTCCTGTTTCTACTTCAGGGCTGCTTGCTCCTAAAGGAAAGGCAGCACCTCAGCAAGGAATGCCTTCACCTGTTGAAGAGATAGCGAAGTACATTGCCATCATCAGAAAGCAACGTGAGGAACTCATCAAATGAAAGAACTAAGAGCAGCGCCTATCCCAGGTATGTCGTTGACAGGAACACCTGGGAACACTCCTTGGGAAAGCCCTCCTAAGTTTGCTACGCTTGATTCTGTTGTCTCTTATTACACAGAAAAACTGACAACAGAAGAGGCTGTGGATAACTTGCTGAAGGCTATGGAGATGAACACGCCTCTCATGGCTATTGCCAATAGCATGATCAAGACAGGCGTGATGAAGGGCATCCACACCATTGATGTAGGCTTCATCGTTGTTCCTATCCTCATTGAGTTGATGAAAACCATCGGTGACATGAACGACGTCGGCTACGTTGTTGAAGATGAAGATTTTATACAGGCTACAGAGATTGACGAAGACACAGCAAAGGAAGTGTTGAAGAGCGCTGTTGCTGAAGTGAAGCAGGCTCCGGCTGTGCGTCAGTCTGGTTTGATGGCAAAGGAGTAAACATGGCTTCTATTGCGTTGATGGGTTTGTTGACAGGCTTTGCTAAAGGCGCTGCTACACGCATTGAAAAAGAAAGAGAAGAGAACGAAGCTCTGATTCAGTCTCGTCTCAAGATGGCTGCTATCAACAAGAAGAAAAGAGAAGCAGAGATTGAGGCTAGGAAGACAACGCTGACAGAGCGCTACAGTGCTTTGACGCCTTTCCTTGATGGCTCTGAAGCTGTGGAAGAGAAGCTGGCGTTGTTGTCAAATGACACCATTGCCAAAGACTTTGTTGATAGACGTAGCCGTGGGGAAGCTGTTGACCTGAAGCAATATCTTGTGATGAACAAGGAGAAGATTCCTAAGACCTTCACTTCTGTGCAGCAGTACATTGACACTCTTTCAGCAGCACCACAGCCTGTTGCTCCTGAGCAGATGCAGGCGGCTCTAGGTGACACCAGAGGCTTCCTTGGTGCTAGAACAGGTGTCAGTGCTGGTAGAGCAGAGAAGATTGCTGGTGCTCTTGGCGCAGGCTCTGCTGCTGAGTTGTTGGCTTATGAGCGCATGGAGCCGGTGTCTGCTGAGCCGTTGATGGAGATGGCTAAGATCAATGTTGAGATGTTTCCGAGTGCGCCTAAGAGTCTTGATGACCAGATTGAACGACAGGCTTCTGTTGTCTCTTCAGTGGCTGATAAATTTGGCGAAGACAGCGATCAAGCAAAGGAAGCCATCACACGCCTTGACACGCTGCGTCAGCGTAAGAACGTTCTTGATCCTGATCAGCAAACGTTTGCCAGCAGGCTTGATAGGCTGAAGACAACGGCGTTGTTTGACGAAGATCCAGCAAAGCGTGAGCAGGCTAAGAAGCTGCTTGCGGATGCTGCTCGTCTGGGCAAGGAAGGCGAAGGACGTAAGCTGCCCTCTGCTATGTCTATGAACAATCTGTTGAAGGACGCTGCTTCTAAAGCTGTTTCCAGCGAATTTGGTCAGCTTATTGGCAGTGGTATTGTCATCGGCACAGCCACTGACGAAGGCGGTAACACCTTCAACACCCACAGGTATGTCGGCGGTAATCCTCATGAGCAGGCAAGGATTGAAGCTACAGCACGCAAAGCAATGAAGAATGTTGTAGACACTTGGCTTGATCTTGATGGTAACCCGTTGAGTGAAGACATTGCTACAGCGTTGGCTGTGAATGGCATTCTTCGTAAAGATGGTAAGTTCCAATGGGATGTTGCAATGCCGCCTGCGGAGCAAAAAGCTCCTCCAACAAGGACATCTGCAACTGCATCACAACCTGCTAACGCAGCAGGAAGGATTGCTATTCTTCAGCAGGAGCTTGCTGATGAACAGAGCAAACTGAGCAAGACACAAGACCCAGCAGCAAAGAAGAGAATTGAAGACAACATCTCTGCTCTTAACAGAGAAATTGCTACCGTTAGTAGGGCTTCTGGCGGGCTTGGTTCAGGACCTCAGCCTACACCGGCGGCTGCGGCATCACGGCCTACACAGCCCGCAAGAGTATCCGTTGATGTCAATAAAGAAAGAAGAGACGCTTTGAAGGCTATACAAGACGGAAGAAATGAAAAACTTGTTAGGGAGCGGTTTAAGGAAAGAACAGGAGAGGATCTCTAAATGGCGACAGGTTACGACGACATACCTATGAAGGCTCCTTCTACGGGATATGACGATATCCCTAAGAAGGTTCCTGCATTCCTAGCTGAAGGCACCGAGAGCATTCCTCGTATGCTTCCTCGCCAGCGGGCCACAGTTGCTGGTGCTCCTAAAGCACCAGAGCCGCCAAAGATTGCCTTTGGTGATGTAGCTAAGAATGAAGGGCTGTTCAATATTGCACAGGACTATCTTGTTGCTTCTGGTCAGCCTGGGATGCAAAAGGATGAAAGCAGAGAAGACCTTGTCAAGCGCTTCATGTCTGAGAGGCGTGTTGCTGAGGTAGGCACCACCATTGGGCAGATTCCTGAATTGATGCGTATTGCCAATGCTCCTGAGCCTCAGAAGGTTGCTATTGCCAAAGGCAGAGACCTGTACGAGAAGATGGCTGGGGTGCTTGAGCCAGGAGGACAAGAAGGTCTTCGTCCTGTTGCAGACGTCGCCAAAGGTATTGCTGCTGACATCCCTCTGTACTTCATTGGCGCTGGTGCAGGTAAGGTAGCAACACAAGCAGCCGTCCGTGGCGTGTCTAAAGCAGCCTCTGAGGCTGCGTTGAAGCGTGCAGGTACTGCTGGCATTGCTGGCTCTGAAGCGCTCATTGCAGGGGCTCAGGACATCACTAGACAGCGTACAGAGCAAGAAGAAGCTAAGGCATTCGGTGAAGAGCCTGAAGCGCTTGATCCTGTCAGCACAGGTGCTGCTATGTTGTTTGCTGGTGCCATCAGCGCAGGTATCCCTATGGCTGTTGCTGGGATGAGCCCGCAGCAGACGCAGCAGAGCGGACAACAGCTTGCTGCTGCCATCTCAAAGGAGAAAGGTAAAGCAGCACCAGCAACACCGACATCGCCTCCAACAGCAGTGGAACAGGCTCTTATTGACCCCATTAATCAGAACATGGACAAGGTTCATGATGAGTACATGAAGCTGTATGGGAGAAATTTGCTTGACATGATTGACCCTGCCAATGCTCTGACAGATGCAAAGGTGAGGACAGACATGAGCAAAGCTGCTGTACGCATTGCTCTGCATGTTGTCAAGAATGATCCTAATTTTCAGATGAAGCCGCAAGAGCAAATCAGTTCTGCATTGAACAAGGTGTTTGCTCGTATGCAGGACATCGATGATGTTGTCTTGGAACAGGCGCTGAAGGATGGAGGTGTCTCTAAAGAGCAGTTCGCTGCAATGAATAAGACAACAGTGACTGATGCTGCTAGAGTGATGCAGCAATATTCAGCCGCTGCTAGAGCCTTCAAGAGACTTGCTGAAGCTAATCCAGAGTTTGATCAGAAGATCAAATCTTTGTACAGCTTTCAGAACGACCAAGTTGGTGCTTTGTCCAAGATCAACGTAGCTCAGCAACGTCTTGCCAACGAATGGAAGGCATGGATTACCTCTGGTGTTGACACCACAGCCAGAAACATTTTGTCAACAGCTATTGTCATTCCTCTGAAGACAGGGGTGCAGTTGATGGAAGGTACAGCCTATTCCATCGGCAGCGCTCTGTCTAAGTCTGCTAAGGGACAGCGTGTTGAAACACTGAAGCGATCTATGGGTGACACAGTGCATGATGCCTTTGATGTCTATTTCTATCTGAGGAAACAAGGACTGAGTAGAGACATCACAGAGAAGGTGTTGAACAGCAATCCTGTACTGCTTGACAACATCAACAACGCTCTTCAGGAAACAGGAGATAGGCAAGTCTCTGCTGTTGCTCGTTGGGCTAACTCGCTGAACGTTGCTGTTGATAGCGTCACTCGACGGGCTGTCTTCACAGCTTCTGTTGAACGCCAGCTTAGGAGACAAGGGAAGAACCTCTACACAGACTTTCTTGACAAGGACATGGACATTCCTGCACCTATCATCAAGGAAGCGATGAAGGATGCGTTGCAGACAACGTTTGCGTATATGCCTAGAGCAGGTGACAAAACCATTGCCTCTACGTTTGAGCGAGGAGCCTCAACGCTTGGTAACACCGTCATCAAAGCCATTGACAAGACGCCATTCATCAACTTTGCTATACCCTTCCCACGCTACATGGCTAATGCTATGGCTTACCTATATCGCTATAGCCCTGTAGGTATGGTAGGCGCTGGTCAAGAAACAGCACAGGCTCTTCAGTTGGCTAAGGCAGGAAAGCAAGAACAGGCAGACCTGTTGTTCAGAAAAGCTGGAGAGAAATGGGTGCAGTCTGCTGTTGGCATTGCTGCTCTGGCTTCTGCTGTTGAATACAGAGAGCAGAACAAAGATGTGCCTTGGTATGAGGTAAAGACAGACAAAGGCACCACTGTTGACGTCAGAGCATTGGGTACACCTGGGACATACTTTGCCATTGCCGACATCATGGTGCGACAAGAGCAGGGTACTCTCAGAGGTAAAGAAGTTAAAGACGCTGTTGAATCTGCTATTGGCATGAAGTTCAGAGCAGGTAGTGGTGATTCGTTCCTTGACCGCATTGTCAACGTCACACAAAGCGATGAAGCAATGCGTCAGTTCTTCATTGAGAATGGGAAGTTCATTGGTGACATCGCTGGCGGTTTTACACAGCCATTCGTCATCAAGCAACTCTATGACTTTGTAAACCTCGTCAGAGAGGAAGGCAGAGTTGTCAGAGACCCTAACATCATCATCTCTGAAAAGTTTGAAGAAGTCTTTACAGAAGCTGCGCTGAAGCGTGTTATGGGTAGGCTACCTATAGCAAAAGAGCAGCTTCCTGAGGCTGTTATTCGACTCACTGATGAAGAACTATCAAGAGAAGGCGAATACTTCAATAGACTTCTTGGCTTCCGTCAGATCCTTCAACGCTCTCCTGTAGAGTCTGAGATTACTCGTCTCAACCTTGATCCCTATGAACTCTACGGTTCAAGCAGCGGTGATAGAAACTACGACAGGGATCTCATCAACGAAGCTAACAAGCGTGTGAAAGAAGCTGTGACACCGTTGATTCAAAGTCCGCAGTACAAGGTGTTGCCTGATGTTGAGAAGAATCTTGCTCTCAACACCGCTGTGCGTCAACAGGTGTCGTTAGCTAGACAAGTTGTCAATGCCAATCTGGCTATGGAAGACTTGTCTAGAGTGTACAAGATGCGTTTTGGTAAGCTGCCTAAGCGAGTCAAGGAAGCCATCAACAGACGCTACAAGGAAGACAATGATGGTGTGACGCTGGAGAATGCTAAAGACTGGTTTGCTCTGGATAAGTATGAAGCAGAGCTAAACGCTAGGACAGGAACGTTAACAGATCAGAGTCAAAGATTGTTTGGCAGATAACAAAAAGGCCCCGTAAGGGGCCTTCGTCATTCTGTGCTGTCTTCAGCCCAATCATCAAAGCATATGCTGTTATGTAGCGTCATATAGCCCGCCTCAATAGCAGCACCATAGGCTGCTTTATCAAAGCCAAAGACACCGTACAAAGCACCTCTATAGCTTGTCCTCTCAACAATCTCAGCTTGATATATGCGACGTACAACAGCACAGAACAGGTCTAGCTGCTGTTGCTTTGAGAAGGAGTTCCAGAAGCGCTCTTGCTGGTCTTTGACGAACTCCTGAGCCTTCTTGTACTCCTCAGCCATTGCATGAAGTTCAGACAATGCTTCAGCAGCGTCAATGTCTTTAGCACGTTGGACAATGTCAGAGATGGTTTGTTCCATAGTGTCGTTCTTTGTTGATGGTTGACGATGTTTTGTAACATTGGTGCCCTGTGTAGGAGTTGCACCCACTTACCCTCAGGTACAAGCTGAGACATCACTAGCAATGCTTACAGGGCTTTGGCGCGGCCGACAGGACTCGAACCTGCATACTCCAGTTACTCAGTTAACGCCCGTTTAGAAGACGGGTGAGATACGACCGCTCACTTGTATTGATCAGTGACATCCTCCCAATACGGGACACTGTTGATTGCAGCCCATTGTTGCCACAACTCCAACGTCACTCCTTGCAGCCCAGCAGACTCACCAACAAGGGTGTACTTGCGCCCGCTGCGGGTGGTGCCTTTCTTCGCTGCTGCATCGAAGTCTACAACAACACTGCTGACCCTGGCTAGGTTGACCCAGTCAGTCTTGTCGATGCCGCAAAAGTGCAGCCCATCATCGGCTTTGACGACAGCCCAATCGGTCATGTCAATGTCAATGATGTCTTGACTCACTCTAGTTAGAAACATGTTGCTTCCTTTTCAGTGCATCTAGGTTATCAAAATAGGCTTTGTCAAAACCTCGTTGCCACTCTTTGCCCTTGCTGGTGGTGTGGCTGTACTTGTTCTCAGTCCATCCACGGCTGAAGGCGTAGTAGCCTTCTTTGTATGCGAATGAGTTATTTGTCACTCTGTTGCTCCTTCTTCTTGATGGCGCGGAAGCCGGTGAAGTTGTTCATCTCTTCAATCGGTGCAAACTCACCAATGTAGATGAGCAGCAGTGGAAGCCTGATGATGTGTCCAATGTAGCACAGGATGCCTTCTCCTTCAACTTCTTTTCCGTCTTCGTCAATGCCGATAGTACGGAAGCAGATGTTCTCGTTGAACTCAAAATCGATGCCAAAGCCGTGGCGAAATTCCATGTGAATGCTCATTTTTGTTCTCCATCTTCATAGTGCAGCTTAGCGATGATGTAATCTTTTACGAGGCTGCTGCGAACAATATCATCAACACCAAACTCAAACTTGCTGAATTGCTTCATGCCTTCAGCAATGGACATGAACTTAGGCAACCCTGTCCTGTCATCCTTTCTACGCAGATCCGTCTGTCTGATGTCACCACAGAAGATGATTTTGCTGTTGTTGCCAACACGGGTGATGATGGTGTCAAGCTCTTCAAAGTTCATGTTCTGGAACTCATCAACAAGGATGACGGCATTCCAGAAGGTGGTACCTCTGATGAAGGACGTTGACAGGAATTCTATGTGTCCTTGCTCACAAAGCCTATCCCAAGCATCCTTCCTGTTGAAGAAGTCTGTTGTGATTTGACGATAGGGCTGGATGTACACCTCCATCTTGTCATCAACGTTGCCAGGAAGATGCCCCATGTCTCTGCCTTGGACAGCAGAGCGAATGATGACAACCTTGCTGAATGATGTAGACCTATCCAGCACCTCTTCCAAGGCCCTGTAGAGGGCAATGTAGCTCTTGCCTGTGCCAGCAACACCATGCAGACACATGAAGTAGTCTCCAGCCTTGTAGGCATCAAAGAATGCCTTCTGCATGGCTGTCTTAGGCTGAATGGTGTTCATGTCATCCAGCCTCAGCTTCAGAGACTTTGTCGGTGTCGTAGGCTGGCTAGGGGTCTCTGCTGCACCTTCAAACAAGGCTGCTTTGGTTCGCTTCGTTGTCATGTCTCTCCTCATAAAAAGAAAGGGGCATTGTAGCCCCTTCTTTGTTACTGCTTAGCGAATTGGACAAGCACCAGACGCGCATTCAGCATCGTCTAGACCAATGTTTGCGTCATCAACAGAGGTGATGAGCATGGTGCTGGCTGTCAGTTCTTCCCACTGCTCCTTGGTGATTTCTTCATAAGGCGCTTGGGCGAAACCGTGCTCCGAATGAAGAAGGAATGACAAGCTCTTGTGGTTGTTCCTGTAATGCTTTTTCAGATACTTCTTGATCTCAGGAAGCTCTTCCTTGCGATAGTAGACAGTGCAGCTAACGCTGTTGTCACTCCACAAGGTCTGCATCTTCTTCACCTCTTCAAGCTGATCGATGGCTGTCATATCCTTAGCCAGCTTCGTGCCCTCAGGGTAGGAGAACGGGAAGGACACAACAACAGTGGACCGATCATCGCTGCCATCGAAGTTTCGTTGATACTCGATAGGGTAGCCATGCTTGCGACATGTTTCCACCAATTGGTGATTGCTGGAGATACGGATACGCCTAATCATGTACTGTGCATAGCCGGGATGGATGCCAGGGGTGACGCCAGGAAGCAGAGACAGCGTGCCAGAGGGCTTTGTTGTCGTCAGCTTCACCGATGTAGACACACCCAGCTTAGCGCTGTATTCCTCGTCATACGCACGCAGAGCCCTGTAGCACTCATCAAGCCAGCCAATCTGCTCTTCGCTGCTCTGAAGGATGCCAGTTAGACCAATGCCCATACGCATGTTCTTGTGGACAATGGATTCTGTTTCCTTCAGATGGCAAGGAAGCATCAGGCTGTGTTTGTTGATGCGATATAGCATCTTGCACAGGTCAATGAACTCTTCTTTGCTTGCCACATTAGGAAGAAACACTTCTGCAAGGCAGCAGGTTTCAAAGTTTGCCAGCGACTGCTCCGCGCATGGGTTATAGCCCTGAACATCGGGATCAGGATATTGCGTTTCACCTAGTCGTCCCATCTTCTTGCTGAGGCGAAGATTGATGAGTCCATAAGGCTCGCCCTTGCCTTCATAGCCATCCCAGAAGAATTCATGCAGGTCGTTGATGTCATCACAAACCACAGAATTGTTCGACATAGCACGCCACGAAGGAATGTTACCCAGATCCCAACGCTTAGCAAGCAAATACTCAACATCATCAGCATCCCCAATAGCAATCTGAGCACTGCGTCGAACATTACCAGCCACAACAACAGCACCGATGATGTTCATGATGTCAAGAGCATCAACAGGACGCAGCTTCTTACCTCGACGCTTCTCCAGCACAGCACCGATGCGTTCAATGCCTTGACACAGGTCTTCAGGACCGCTGGCAGTGCCTCCAAAGCCCTTGATGGGGGCTCCCTTGCTGCGAATGAGCTTGGTGCTGTAGGTGAAGGTGGCAGCGTTGTCGCTGAGAAAAGCAGCCTTCAACGTCTTACCCAACAGCTTCACCCAGCCTTCACGGCTGTCGGGGACAATGAAGTCAGCGTCATTTCTGTCAACACGGGTAGGGGTGGAGAAGGAAGCGTTGACAGGAGCAATCTTGTCTACATTTTTCCTCTGGATGTTATATCCAACACCAGATCCAAGCATCAGCAAATCCATTGCCCAGGTGAAAGGACGGAGGGGATGGTCAACAACAGTGAAGGCACAGTTTTGCAACGAAGCCAGCCCAAGCTGATCAACAGTTTTGGTACCAAGCTGCCACCAGAAACGGCCTGCAACAGAGCCCTTGAGTTGCATGAAATATGAACGAAGGCGTTGCTCTTCGTCAGCGGTGAAGCCTACATTGAGTTGATCATCACAGGCTTTGATGACACGATCTACGGTTTGATTGAACTCTTCAGTGGGGCTATTTGCGGCTGCTTCGTCAAGACGACGGGCATAGGTTCGCTTGTACGTCAGATAGCCAATGGTTGACCACGGGGTTTGCATTCTTTCTTCCTTCACAGAAAACAAAGGCAGCAATGAAGCTGCCTTGACGGGGTCGGCGGTTATATCACAGCTTAGCGGTTGTCACCACTTCCTTGAATCACATTCCTCTGTCGTCTATCCTCCAGCTTGTCAATGTTCATTTGAGCAATGTCTTCCAGCGCCCAGCCAGCGCTGTAGGCGATGCCCGCAACAAACCACAGGACATCGCCTAGTTCTTTTTGCAAATCTTCTTGTCTTTTTTCCCACATCCAATGGTCTGTGGAGAAAGTTCTGTCTCTGACATACTTAGCCTGCACACCACAGAGTTCACCTACCTCAGCAGCAATGCCTGGAAAGAGATAGGAAAAAGTCTGAGCAGAGGGAAGCGCATAGCTCCATGCCTTAGCTTGATAGTCATTCAGCGTCTTGATACCATGATCGGCAGTAGAAGTGTTTTCCGTATTCATCGATGAGCCTTTCTGGATATCCGTTATCGATGAGCCATTGTCTGAAGTTGACGACAGCATCGGGGATTGGTTTAGGGAATCCATATTTCCATCCTTGTGGTGGGTCAATGACTTTGATTCGTTCCATAGTAGCCTCCATCAGGCATAGGGAACAGAGATGGTAGCAAGTTTGCCACAATGACTCCACACTGTGTCGCCAATTCCCTATGCTCCTTCTGCGTTGCTTCATCACAACGTACATCAATGTAGTGCAGCCAGCTACGCACAGTGCCATTGACGTACATCCGAGACATCGTCATGCCTTCAGGCAACACCTTCCTCGCCACCTCCTTTGCAATGCCAATGTTCAAGGCATGTTCATACACAGCCTTAGCCTTCTTCCATGTCTGCTGCTGCTGTTCTTCCCACCAGCGCTGAATCTCCCTATCCTCTGTTGGGATGCTGTTCTGCCTATTCTTGTAGTCCTTCATCCTGGCTGCGCTGATATCGTGATCACCTACAACAGCATAGCGTTGGCTGAATTCTTGAAAGCTGAAGCTACGATGCCTGAGAATTTGACGGGCAATGTCTCTCATTGTTTCAATCTCGATGCAGATGTTGCCCATCTCAAACACAGACCAGTGTTTATGTTTCATGCAGTAGCGAAGCAGCTTTGGTGCTGTCTCATCATTGTGCTGGTTAGCAGGGTTGCTAACACGAGCACAATAGGCAAGGACGCTTTCAAGATTGGGTGTTGCCCAAATCAATTTGGCGCTGGACGGCATCTTTCTGTTCCTGTAGGTAGTTGTTGATGGCAGAGTAGAGAGCGGCTTCAAAGACCTTCTGCGTTGTTTCTTCATCCATGTGGATTTGGATGCTTTCGTCTTCCTTCCCTTCTTCAACGCTCTTTACAAATTCATCAGCCTCTGCTGAAGCCATGTAATAGCGGAAAAGAACACCGAAGGCTTCCTTCATCTTGATGTTGAAGGCTCTATCTTCAGGGTGCTGGAAGTCCCTTTTTAGGTCTGCGTGAAGGCTTTTGTAGTCTTCCTTCAGCATCTGCAACACCATGCTCTGCACTGTTTCCCACTCTAGATTTAGCGAGTACATCTTTGCGTTCCTTTCTTTCCGTTGCTGTCTTTGCATCATGACAGACCTTGCACAAAACCTGCAAGCCTTCCTTGTTACAGAACAATCTTGCAATGAATGTGTCCCAATTAACGAAGCCTGTTTTAGGCTCCACCACAGGCTGTATGTGATCCACTGCCACAGCCGTCGCAGGGAATGTACCACAGCAGCCTGCACATTTGTAGTGCAGAGCCATCTTACCTGTGCTGGTATTGATGGATCTACCTACACAGGCTTCTTTCATTGTCTGATATTTCGCAGGCCAACGAGATGAAGCCTTTCTCAACGCACTGACGATGAAGGCCCTGAAGCGGGCCTCTGTCCAGACTACATCAGTAGCCATGCGGTACTGACTCTAGCATCCAGTCTTCATGTGTTCCCTTGGTGACGTTGTGAACAGATACTTTTGTTGGTTTCTTGTCTACATCCATCTGAATCAAGAACATCAACGACGACATAGCATGTGCCAGATGGTGCAGCCCTGATTCAGGGTCTTTCTCTTCACCACCATACCACTGCCACAGATGCCTGTTGGCAGCATCGAAGTAGCGCTGACGCGCATTCTCCAGCAGCTTCCAATTGTCAGGGCTATATTTCTTAGCCCCATATGTCAACACAGCCACCATCTCCATCAAAGCATCAGGCTTCATTAGAGAGAATTGAGGTTTTCCTTCATCGTGTTTCACGCCTTCGGTGGTTGCCATATTTCCTTTTCCTTTCGTCTCAGCCATAACAGTTGTCCGTTCTCGATGACACGCTCTACATTGCCCTCATAGGCTTCTACGCAGGCTTCATACATCTGTTGCTCTGTGGTGCAGTTTTCAAGCAGCCTAGCAGCCTTTACAGGCCCTATGCCATGAAGACCAATGATGTTGTCCACAGCATCACCAGTGAGAATTTGCTTGTAGAAGTTGCGTAGTCCATCAAAGGGTTCAATGAAGTGATGTTCTCGTTTAACAGGGTTGTAGATGTGACAAGGCACTTGCATGAAGTCCTTGTCGATGGAGATGATGCAGCACTGGTGATTGAGCTTCGTGGCTTCAATGGCAATGGAGTCGTCGGCTTCTTCACCTTTAGACAGCACAGCCTTCCATTCCTTCAACAGATGTTTCCGCACCACAGGCAGATGCTGTGGCTTTGGTTGCGTTCTGTTGCCTTTGTAGACGGCTGTCTTGGCTATCTTGTTTCTGAAGTTGGTAGCTCCTGTCAAATATATTTGCCAAGAGTAATACTCTCTATCATCGGTGTCGCACGTTAACAATGCTGTTGTTACGCTGCTGTCGATGGTGTATCGTGCCATAGAGGCTGAGTCGTCTTTGCAGGCGAATGCAGCCCTATAGCACAAAACATCTCCGTCGATGAGCGCCTTCACTGAGCTTCCCTCACAAGCGTTGCATCATCGATGACAAGCCTCTGCTGCTGTTCCACCTGCTGCACGATGTAGCCAGCAAGATGATGCTGACCAATGACACGCAGAGCCTGGACAACAACAGAGACATCGCCTTCTGACGGCAGCTTGATAGAAATCATCAGAGCACTTCGTCGTCGTTTAGCGTCGTCTTGCCTCCACTGCCGCCACCAAATTCGACATGCTCAGTGACGACAATCTTCTTCAACGAAGGAGATACACCCTTCCTGTTCTTGTACTTCCATTCGTAGGAAGACACAACGGCTTTGGCTTTGCTGCCATTGCCGATGTCTTCATCAATCTCATCACCGTCAGTGTCAACAACCTTGATGGGTTTGTTGGACTTGCAAGTGATGTAGCGACCAAGCCCGTCCTTCTGCTTGACATCGATGCCAATACCTTCCAGCGCCTCGACAGCGGCATCAGAAAGTTCACACAGGTCAATCTGGTACTTGCCAGACATGTCGTTGACCTTGTTGTGTTGGCACCAGAACAGAGTAGCCTTCAGTTTCACAGCTTCCATTTTCATCTTCCTTCAATGTGCTACAGAATTGAACACGCTGTAGCTTCGTGTGTTAGTGACATTCCTTCCAGTTGTTTCCAACCTTGCCTTCAGCATCCACCCTACAACGGAACTTCAGAGCCTCACCAGCCTTTGCTGCTGCCTGCTCCACCAATCGAGCAGCCTGCTCAGCTTGCACTGGCAACACACTCCATTGTGTCTCGTCGTGAACGAAGGCGATGAGTTTAGCATCAATGTTGTTGTCCTTCAATAGCTGCACAGACTCAACAAGCCACTGCTTGGCGATGATGGCACCTGCGGATTGGAGCAGGGTGTTAAGAGCAGCGTGCTCGCTGCGTACCCACACACGCCTGCCATCAAGCCCAGGTAGGTGTCCCTTCTTGACGAACTTTGACAGCTTCTTCTTTAACTCAGCCAGACCGGGTGTGTTGTTGATGAAGTTGTCAATGAGCTTCTTACCTTTGGTAGAAGAACCACCAACGATGGAGCCAGCCTTCTCAGCGCCAGCGCCATACAAGACGCCATAGGTCAGCGTCTTCGTCATGTTCCTCACCTTCTTATGCTCAGCGCTGTCGTCCTTCACTGTGCCCTTTGGAACCAGCCCAAAAGCCTGTGCATTCATCCAATGGACATCACCTGTCAACAGCGTGTTGGTCCATTCTTCATCATTCAGATAGTGAGCAAGACAACGTAGCTCGATGCCGCTGAGGTCAACACCAACCTGCATCCTGCCCTGACCTGGGTGCCACACTTCTCTGCATTCATTGCCATAGGGCGCTGACACATTCGGCACCTGCCCTAGATTAGGGCTGTTGTGTGTAGCTCTGCCTGTGACAGCACCACAGGCAATGATGCGTCCATAGACAACACCATCCTTCTCCTTCTCAAGCCAGCTACTCACCTGTGCCACACGCTTTTGCAGCATCAGGTATTCATTGAGCAGCTTAGCCTCAGGCTTGTCAATGTCACCGAGGATGTCTTCGTTGATGCTGATCGAGCCCTTCTCCGTTGTCTCAGTGAACTCAACACCGAGGCTCTGAAGACGTTCTGCAATCTGTTGCCTGCTGCCAGGATTGAATGGAATAACCTTCACCTTCATCGGCCCTGGTAGCGCTTCCTGTATCACCTTCGATGGCTTAGGTACACCAGAGGACTTCAGCAACTCCAGTAGAGCCCCTTTGGTGTCTGCCTTGTACTCCTTCCAATCATCAGTGACAACCTCCCAAAATTGAGGAGTCTTTGTCTCTTCTATGGTTGGTGGAAATACTTCTTGAAGGCGATTCTCAATGTCAGCCATCTTACCTGACAGTGTAGCCAGAAGAGTCTGAGCTTTAGGGACATCGATGGGATAACCATTGTCCATCATCCTTTTGCAGATGTGAGCAACCTTGTGCTCTAGTTCAATGCTGTAGGCACTGAAGCCCATAGCATTCATCTCTTGCGTCAGGTGTTGATGGAGCTTCTCCAGCAGCAGCACATCCTGAATGCAATAGTCTTCCATCTCCTGAGACCAGCCTGTCTCAAAAGCGTCGAAGTCTCCTTTGTAGTCGCCAAAGCGAATACCCCAGCTACGCAGGCTGTGCTTCCCTGCCTTGGGATCTTCTTCAGGAGGAGCTAGCTCAGGGTTGTACAGCCGTGACATCACCAACGTATCTACCTGCATATGCTCAGGTACATGCACCTTCCACACCTTGGCTAGGACATCAAAGTCAAACTCAATGCCATTGTGAGCAACAACCTGATGTCCATCAAGATATTGTTGAAGACCTGTCCTGTCCTTCCATGCCTTCACCTCATCATCTTTCTTGGTGATGACAAGCCAGATGGTGTCATGGGTTAGGTTGGTTTCACCGTCAAGGAAAATCACAGCACCACCTCTTCTTCCTCAACGTCATCAACCTCCAGCATCCTGCCTGTCTGCTTGTTGAACAACAGATAGCACGCTGGTCCTGTCTCACCATTCCAACGATTCTTCAGCACACGCAGCCGTGTCTTGTTGCGCTCCATTGGGTCATCGGCTTGTCCGTTACGCTCAAGACCTATCACCATGTCGCTGAGTTGTGCAATGGCAGCGCTTCCACGAAGCTGAGACAGAGACGTCATAGCCCCGTCCTCATGGCCTTTGCCATCGGGCCTCTTCAGATGTGACACCACAAACAAAGAAATGTTTGTTTCTTGTACCAACATCCGCAGCTTCGTCATGATTTCATCGAGAGCTTTTCTCTCATCGCCATTCTCTTGACTACTGACAATGATGGACAAGTGATCAAGGAAGATATATTTGCATGTCAATGCTTTTGACATGTAACGCACACGGTTGACAATGTTCTCAAGAGAAGTGCTTCCAAAATTCTCAAACAGATACATCCGTCCCGTGCCCAGGGTTCGTTCAAAAGCATCCTTGCGTTCTTCTTCAGAAGCAACAGTGTCTGGCAGATGCAAAGGCTTGTTCACTGCCAACGACATCAAAGACAATCCTGTCTTCCTGATGCCTTCTTCCATGAACAAGAATCCAAGGTTGTCATCTGTGTTGCACAGCACATGCCAAGCAATTTCACGCATCACCTGTGACTTACCTAATCCACTACCAGCAGTGATGGTGACAAGCTCACCTGTGCGGATACCGTTGGTGAGAGAGTTCAGTCCAGACCAAGGGTAGAGACACTGTGCAGGCTCTGGTGGCGTTGACACCAAATCCCACAGCGTTGTGCCTGCAATGATGCCATCGGGAATGTAGGGCTCAGCACTCCACCACCTATGTACAAACACAGCCTCTTTGTTGGCTGCGGTGTAGTCACAGGCGTCCTTTATATCAGGGTCGTGCTTGAACACCTTGGCTTTGTTGCCAAAGAGTTCTGCCACTTCCTTCGCTGCCTTCTTCCCAGGCTCATCATTGTCAAAGCAGATGACAATGTTTTCAAAGCTGTCTAGCCATTCGTAGGCTGCTCTGCAATCCTTCAGAGCGTTGGAAGCACCGCTGCGGATGCTGACGCAAGGCCACTTGCTGCCAGTGGCTTGGAAAGCCGCTAAGCAATCTGCTTCGCCCTCTAGAACCGTTACATACTTACCACCAGCGGTGTAAAGATGCTGTCCAAACAACGTAGCTTTACCAAACTCACCTTCAACATGGAACTTCTTCTCTGCAATGTTCCTCACCTTTGCAGCGACAAGAGTGCCGTCTTTGTCGTGATAAGGAAAGTACCAATCCTTCTGGCTCTTGACGACACCATAGCGCTCCAATGTTGCCCTGGTCAAACGACGCTCAGGCCAAGGTGCTGATTCGTTGTCATCAAAGTATTTGGAGACGTTGCTCACGTTTTTCCTTTTGGTCGTGGTAGTGATAGGGTTGTCTGCTGGGAAGAACCCATTGCAACTGAAGCAGAAGCTAGAGCCGTCAGCGTTGATGGATCTGGCGTCACTGCTTCCACAGGCTCCACAGGCGACATGGGTTTTGATAAACGCCATAGCTCTTTTCTTATTTCCTTTAGTTGCCTCAGCACATCTGCTCTGAACATCTCAAATTCAGATATGGTGAGGTATTTGGTGTCATCCAACAACACCTCTTCCAGCTTCTTTGCCTTTCGCTGGGTCTTCTCCACAGGCTGCACAGGCGGCAC